TTCTACTATAGTATGACCTCTTTGCTTGTATCCTTTCTTACTCACTAGACCATATATCGGAGTATATAGTATATTACCGGTAGGCTTATTATTGCTGTCTAGTTCTATCTAATCCTAGAAACCTATAAGAGTATATACATGCCAATTCTTGGTGTCATATCCTTTACCATCCTACATCTTGATATACGGAGGGAAGATAGGATAAGCTCTTGTTACCATTCTTCCTCTTGCATCTGGCATAGTTACTTTTACCCAGTTAATAGGCGTAATATCAGATCTTTCAGAACCTATACGTCTACCTACTATAATATTAGGAGTAGACTCTTCATTTAAACCTACTGACAAGAATGGCATTCCTAACTTACCGCCTTCTCTCTCTACTGGTTTTACTAACATATCGTTTGTCCAGTTATTCAAGAACAGATCATCTTTGTTAGTGTATCCTAGTTGAGATTCATTTATCAATTGATCTAATTTACCTTGTACAAATTCGGTGTAACCAATCTATTGTCTATAACTATTCGGTAGATACTAGAAGAACGAGTTCATAGCGAAGTTATCTCCAGATGTGTAAAAAGCATATACTGCCAAATCTCTAGCTAGTCTTTTTACTTCTGGAAGTGGATCATCTAATAATTCTCTCCAGTAGTTAATCAAATTGTTAGCCTATACTTGATCAGCACTAAGTAATTCAGAAGTATCTACAAAGTCAATTCCTTCATTATTGATATTAGGTATTAGATATTCTAAGAAGTCATTAGCGATAGTACCATTAGGATTTAAGAGATATCTATAACGTTCATCTCCTCTAAGTATCATAGTTTTAAACTTATTTAATCTCTTAGCAATAGTATTATTGCCCCTAAACATTCCTTCTACATCTATGTCATTGTCTTTTACAAACTGGTTAAAGAATTCAGTTTTTATCTATGCTTCCATCCCAGATATAATAGGGCTGAGTAGCTTAGCATTAGCGTTATTCTTTCTACCAAGTAATGATAATACTATATTATATTGATTTATAAACGTCTTAGTATTTCTAAATAACAGGTTCTCAAATATACTAGATCCGAAAGGTATACTGTTGTCTGTTTTAGTTTGGATAAATGTTTCATTATAGAATCTCTCTACTTCACCTTCTGCAAACATTCCGTTTTCTTTTAGATCTTGCATTCCATTATAATATACCTGCTGTTCAGCAAATGTTTTACCCGTTTTTTTGGTATCTATTTTGGAATATTTTACTAGATCTGCCAAACTATCCGCATATGGTTTAAGAGCTAACCACGCATAATACATCTTGATCTACTCTCTATTGAATTCGAAGTTCTCTGGATGTAACAGTAGTTCTCTTGTATAGGAAGTAGGTCCGTGCGATTTAAATAGATCTCCATACTCCTATGCCTTCAGATCATCTTTTGTATTTATAAATTGATATCTTGATCTATGAGAACCTGTTGGATCATATTTATCTAACACTCTCTTGATAGCTTCTTTCTCTAATTGAGTAGGAGTTTTGGTTCTATCTACACCATATTTACCTTTAGTTTTAGCTACTTCTTCCGCTATTTCCTTAAAGATAGGTTGACCTACAAAGTAAAATGTCCATTTACCTTTACCTGTACGAAGTAAGAAGTTAACCATATTATAAGTCCATGGATTAACATTAAGACGTACGATATACGGATCCTTAGCAATATCTACAAAACCATTAATCATAGCAGACAACCAGTCTAATATTCTACCGCCCTTCTATTGATCTTCCGTAGGATAATCATATATTCTACCAAGGTCCGTAATCTGTAATGCATTAGTAAATTCATTCTATTGCATCTTCAAATTAGTTAACTATGTAAGAATATGGTGAGCATTATTCAACGCAAATGGACCAATGCCTGCCTTACCACCAGTATACTCTGCTTTTCTAGCTTCTTGATAGGTAGGGGTATATACTTCAAACGGTTGTGCATAATGTGTACTTCTGTTACTTTCTATATCTCTAAGTACCTCTTTTGTATTTTCAGTAGCATTATCAATAGAAAGCTTAAGAGAATTGAAATTATCCTTAGTAAGGAGAACTTTCATGTACGCGTCTAGCATATCGTTCTTATAGGAGTCAGCTACTTCCTCTATGCTAGAATTCTCACTCCTAGTTATCTTTTCTCCTTGCTTATTATACGCAAATCTTGCAACATATAACTTATCAATGTCGAAGTCAGAACCGGTAAGTTTAGTAAATCCTTCTGGTAGCATGATTGTATCTCCCATTATTTCAGGGAATACATCAACAAATCTCAATGCAGATATAGATGCTATAGATTGAGTAGGAATACGATAACCTATAGAATTAGCAGTAGCGTCTGGTCCTATAATCTTCTTATTCAATAACCATTGTCTTGCTTGTCTAAAGGTCATTTTACTGTAGTTAGGTATAATGTGTTTGAATAGATTAATACTTACTACAGAATCCATAGATCCTTCTTCATTATTCATCTTAAGAGCTGCACCATTGTTTATCATATTTGGAGTGATGACTTTAGTAGCAGTAGCTTCAAGACCAAATGCAGACCTTTGGATAAACGCTCCTCCAGGCATTTGAACATCTATAATCTTTTTATTTATCATAGATATGAATCTGCTCTCTATCCATTTATTATCTGATAAAGCTGACAAAGGTATAACAAATGCATCATCTTTAGTTTTTAAACCAGACAATACATTGTCGTTAGCATCTGATTCTCTAGCATCTTGATATAGCATAGTGCCTAATTTGGTAATATTTACTTTACCATCCTCAGTAAACAATTCATCAGATAATTGTTGTTTTCCTATATCTGACAGTTTGTTTAATGCTCCCATTACGGTTTCTTTTATTTCTCTACCAGATACCTGTTCTCCTTCCTTACCATACATATCATTCATACGAATATTAGATAGGTTTACTTTCATAAACTGAGTACCTGCCATCTGTTCTTCGTGTGTATGAGGATTAGTCGCTAACTGTTGACGCAAATATTTGAACTTCTATTTATAGGTAACTAGATTATTGAAATCATTAAGAGTATTTCCCTCACCACTAATTATCTAGTCAGTTAAGCTAGCAGATAAGGTTGTCTATCCATCTTTTAATTCTATCTCACTGTCTTTAGCTTCTCTATAAGCTTTCATAGGAGCTCTAGAACCAGCTTTTACAGCAGAGTCAAACATTACCATATCTACTCTCTTATCTGGATCTGGATCCATCATCCTATCATATAAAGCTCTAATATCCCCTGTTGCTATAGATTTAAATAACGGGAATAAAGCCATCTTATTGAAATATGGTATACCAAGACCACTAATCTCATTGAATCTAGTACCAAAAGCCATATACTTCATAGCGTTCAGTACTACTTTATTAGCTTTAACATACAGTTCCGGATCTGAATCCCATTTATCTGCTGTATCTTCATTAGTAAGTATGTCGAATGCCTCTTTAACGTCTGCATTCCATTCTCCTCGCATTCTAAGAAGATCTCTAGTCATTATAGGACTGATATAAACAGCAGCATCTGCAACATTAATACCTTCCTTATAACCAGCTACTTCCACTTTAGCTGCATCTTTAGCTATCTTAACTGCTTCCGGATATATTTTTTCTATTTCCTGTATGCTTAGATCTTTTACTTTATTCCAAGCATCTTCTCCTTCTAACTCTTGAATAGTTTCTTTGATATTACCTCTGGTAAATAGTCTTTCATATTCGTAGTACTGTTTATCTTGAATTTCATGATCTTTTAGTTCAGCAACAACATACTCTTGTCTGATAGGATCATTATTGAAGTCCAATCTGTTATTCAGACCAGTTGAAGTAAGAGCTCCCAAACGCTTGATCTTATCTACAGATATATCTACTATACCGTTTCTATCATATTTTACTTTGTAATAAGCAGGAGATCCATTAAATAACTTTTCTATTTCTACTATGGATATTATACTATTAACAGTATAGTCAGCAAGCATATCCCATATAGCATATCCTTCTGCATTAGAAGCATCTACATTGTTATATGCTTTTGTTCTTTCTAATAATTCAGTATCATCAAGTAACTAATTACGTAAACTCCATATACTATTATTATCATTAGCTGTAATAATACCTAGTTTCTTAGCTGTTTCTACTTCTTCTTTTACTCTACGATTAATAAGGTCGCTTAAGAATATCTTCTGAGCATCTTTAGGAGCGTTAAAGAAATAATCTTTAGCTAACTATAGGCATTCCTTAGCAGATTTCTTAGGATCATTGAAGTTTATGAATTTACCATTAGCGTAAATTCCTGTTAGGAACAAGAATCTAGCTCCATTACCTTCAAGTTTAACAGTATGATTCTTGCCTTGTTTATCTGTATATTTGTAAGTATTAGGAGTATGGAAATTCTTTATTCTTCTACTAGGTTCTAACCAATCATTATTAATTGTACCGTCTTCATTATAGTGAACACCGGTTTCTTTATCAAAATGTGCAGGATCATCATCTATCTGACGTAAACATAGTTCTATCTGGCTAAGTTCATCTTGACAGTAACCCATCAGTATATCAATAGTTTGTTCTCCATAACCTACGTAAGTACCCTGAGGAGTCACATTGAAATTAATCCTTTCGTGTGGTAGTTTTATACCTCTTAGAAAATGATAAGTTTTTTTATCAGCTACAGTAGGGAAGATTATTCTGTCATTAAGAACAGCTGTCATTTTTGCAATATAATCCTCTCTATCTGTGATCTTAAAGTAATCTCTACCAGCATCGTAAGAAGTTTCGTCTTTAAAGTTGATTAACGTTTCTACTTGTATATTCTTATTACCTCCGTTGATAGCACTTAATATAATAGAATGTTGGTTATAGTTTACTGAATTAAGATCCGCTAGTACCTAAGGATCAGTTATCATCTCGTGTACTCTATCTTTCACGAAGTTATTCTACGACACCATATAGTAAGTATTACCATCAGGACCATAGCTACTTAACCCCTTATCTGTAGCATGTACAAATGCATAGTAATTAGCTAATGTTTTAGCATAACCTACATTACTCCAGATTGATTTAGGTGACACAGTTTTACCAGATATGATGATATCTCCTATAGTATTGTCAATCTTTATAGCATTATGAATAGTATTAAGTACTTCTGTTATCTTATCTAAACCTCCAAAGTTGTTTATATTTACTACGAAAGAGTTCAATAAAGTATAAGAATCAGCTTTAGGATTTCCATAATCTCCAGATAATAACATTCTATTGATAGTAGGTTTATCTATTCCAATACCTACTGCTTGAAGATAATTTACTATTCTATCTTTCAGCCATTCTTGATTCATAGGTATGTGTAGATCTACATTTCTATCACCTACCTTTAATATACCTTTACGATTCTAGAATGCAGTTCTAATGGCAGTAAGATTATCAATTACTATCTTTAAAGACTGTTTAGCCTGCGCATCTGCAATTATATTTCCCTGCTTATCGTATTTAAACAATCCAGAGTTAGTAAATAATGATTGGGACCATACCATAGGATACTTGATAGCTTTAATATCCACAGTATTATCTACTAAAGAGGTTTTAGTAAATCCTGTCTACTTATCTTTACTTATCTTAGCTGTAATGAAATTATTAATATCAGAAGTAATGACTGTTTCTAATTTAGTAAGCATGGCTTCAGCGTCAGTTGCTACTCTAGAATTATCACTATTTGTTTTCTGAATCTCGTTAGCTAACTTTAACAATAGAGACGTATAGAAAGCATCGTTCTAAGCTAACAAATTAACTTTATCAAATATATTAGCTATCGTACGGCATCCTGCCAGATCCTTCAACACGTTATTCCACGCTTGATTAGCATCAACAAAGCTAGGGAATTTAGTAACTGGATCTATCTTAGTCTAATAGTTGCCATCTTTACCTCTTTCCATAGCCGGTATAGTCTAGAAGAAGAATTTTACTTCAGCTGGAGCATTATCCTTGATAGAGATGTTCATACCTTCTACGGTATGTTGACCTATATCTATGCCTTCCTGAGCTTCTTCGATAGATGCTAAATCTTCAGAATTCTTATCAATAGTACGTATACCTAATTGTTTAAGTCTAGACGCTATCTCTGGCGCAAATATACTATCAAATTTCTCTACTATCTCATTCATAGTAGGAGATGGGAATTTAGCAGCTTGTGCTTCTGTTATCAACTTAAGTCTTTCAAAAGTAGGCTTATTTTGACCTAGGTCTGCATAAGATATATATTTGCCTTCAGCGAATGCAACATTGAAAAATGCATAGGTTAAACTCTTAACTATATCGTCAAACTGTTTCTGTTTAGTAATAGTATTAAATGTATGACCTGCTACTTCAAAGTTAGGTCCAGATTCACCATATATACGTCTGAATCTTTCTATGTTACTCTAACTAGGTTTTATTCCTGAATACTTACCAGTTAATATACTATTATAAATTTTAGCTAAACCATACTGTCCAGTTCTTGCCCATAGTTTGATAAAGTTAAATATTCTCTTAAACCAGTTCCTAGTATCGAAATCATATTTTCCAGATTCATCTAACATAAATTGTCTGAATTGTTCTGCAAATACTTCATCTATCTACGAATCATTTAATTGTTGTTTATTCTTACGATTATATCTGTCATATATCTTTCTTCTACTCTTATCATCAATAAGTAACTGAGATACTCTATGCCAAGCTTCATGATATTCAACTCCTAACGGAGCATCCTCATATAGTAGAATAGAATCTTCTGTAACTCTACCTACTACATTCATACCAGTTTCAGTAACGTCTATGACTGCATCTGTTATATCAGGAGTAATGCCTAACGTATTTTCAATCCAAGTTTTTGCCTGAGCAGCATCCATACGTTCCTCCTGATTATATTCTATATCCCAATTAATATCTGACTCTACCTCCATATTAGGACCTTTTCTTTTCTTACCATCCAATATAGAGTAGATATCCGCTAGATTTAGAGATTGTTTATTACCAGATCCGTCAGTGTATTCAATGGTTCTAGTAGTTAGATTGTCCTCTTTAACAGCTTCTTGAATCTTCTCATTTGATTGTTCTTGAACCTGCTCAACAGTTTTATCTACTAGTCTAACGTCATCAACATAGATATTTGCATCCCATAATTCATCAGCTATATCTGTTTGTAATATACCCTGCTTGATATACCACCCAAGTACACTAATACCTTTAGGATTTCCTTCTACCCCAAAATCCTCTCTTGTAAACTCTAACTCTCCTGGTATAATAGTTATCTTATCTACATCACTATTTCTAAAGAAAGAGTACAGCTGATCAAAATGCGGATCTCTATCCTCTGCTTGCAAATCCCCTCCAAGATAATTTTTATTTAAACCATCTTCGTCAATATTATAATGAAAGTTATCCATTATATATTGCTTTGCTTTGTTTCTTATTCCTTCGTCTGTAAGTAAATCACTTATAGAGTAAGTAGTAGAACCTATTACTATATTACCATTGTCGTCTTCGTAGAATTGTTTAGCTATCCTCTATTGTATTTGAGACTGGTTGTATGCGGTATTATTAGGGTTAGTAGCCGTCTATGGTCCAAAATTAACTAAGAAACTTAACAATCTTTTAGGAGAAATAGGAGTCTGTACTCCTTTAGCATCCACATATTGCTGTTGGTTACTAGTAACTAGATCTAATATTAAATCTGCAACCTTTGGTGAATCAGAGAACTTCTTGTAGTTAAGAATAACTGGCTTATCATATACTGTACCATCGTAGTTAGTAGCCTTGATAACCCAAGCAGGCTTACCCATTTGTTTACCATTATATGATAATACTCTATTCTTAAGTCTAATAATACCTTTTCCAATAGGACCAGTAGTGATACCTACTTCAGTATTATCTGGAGTAATCTGATATGGGTCTTTAACAGTTAACCATCTAGATTCTGTTAGAGGTCTATTCTTAGGACTATTATCTGTATTCTTTTCATTTCTTATACTACCCGGAGTTCTACGTAACATGGTAGGAACTATTTGCAAGTTAGGATTAGCTTGCACTTGTTTATACAGTTCCACTATCTTGTTACGCAAATCACTTAGATTCTTTCGTATTTGTTCTTGTTGAGCAAATGCCATACTATTGAACCTATTGCTTCTACTAGCCGTCAGTCCTCTTGCTGTTCTTACAGCAGCTACATATTTTTTTCCTTTATAGTTGAATATTGCGTATATAGCATCTTCGGTTACTCCATCCCTAGTATAAGGTTTCACTTCGAAATGCACCCCATTCTTTGTTACTTCAGATATGAAATCATCTTTAGCACTTACTAAAGAGAATTCTTCATTATTCAAATAATCCTCCATACCTTGGAACTTCTTATAGGTAATTATAGTATAGTTACCATTTGCATCTTTTGTAGTATTACTTAACCTATAATTAAGTTCATGTGAATATGGATCTAGGGTCTAATCATATGTAAGAGGTTCTGTATCTTTTGGCGCTATCTGTTCTGGAGTTACTTCTTTAGGAGCAGGAGTATCTAGAGCTTGTGCAGCTTCTTGACCTACTAAATCTCCAAGCAATGATCCAAGAGAAGGTAGCTCGTCAACTTGTGCAGGTTTATCTTCTACGGTTTTATCTGTTGGTTGAGCCTGTGGAACTTCTGGTTCATTTACAGGAGTCATAGCATCCTACTACTCTACTATCTTATGTTCTTTATCTTTTATTTTCAAGAACTACTAGTGAATGTATGGTTCGCTTGCAGCTATAAATTCCTGTAGAGACTGTATTGCTCCAATTTCATCTTGTAGCGCTTCTATCTTGTTACGAATTAAATTCACTAGTTCTTTAGCTCTAGCCGAGTTACCGTTAGTATATACTTCTTCTTCTAATTGATTGCGAGTATTAAATAAGTCTTCCCACAAATCTGCACGTTCGTCTCTAGAGAATGCCTCATCTTGTAGAACAGATTGTGCACTAAATTCCTTAAAGTTTTTAGCTCTAGGATTTATATTAAAATAAGCATCTTTCAGTGCATCTGTAGCATCTTTATAAGCCTGTCCGTATATGTTGTCTACATTAAGTACTTTCTTATTATTTCCTTTTTCGTCTCTTTCCTCTTTAAAGTATTTGTTTTGAATCCAACGAACTGCATTCCTAGTATCTGAAATAGATTGCGGCTCTTCCTCTTTCTGTTTTTTCTACTCTGTTATTGGAGTAACCTCTACTGGAGCTGGAGTATTGTCTACAGGTTCTGTTTTAATATCTTCACTTTCATCTATTACCTTTTCCTCCTATTTTCCAGAATATGCATCATCTAATCTCTAAACAAAATCTTCATCCTTACTTTCTACACCCTTCCATTTATCTATTCTAGACTTAATTAATTCCCCGTCTGTGGAGTTCATTATAGAATAATCATCTTCAGCTCTATCAAGGTCTAATTTAGCTAAAACAGCTTTTTCGTATGCATCATTGAGGTCTTGATGTACTTTAGGAACTTCTAGCTGTTCTTCTTTTATATCAATATCTGACAAAGACGTTTTAAGATTATTATATTCCTCCTCTAGATCCTTTATATTCTGATTTAACATTCTAGAAAAGTGATTGACATCAGATTTATTCACCTTAATTCCAGTATATTTCTATATTTCGTCTAATTTATCAGAATTATTGAATACGTCATTAGCCAATTTCTTAGATGCTTCTAGTTCTGCTTGCATTTTAATTAATGATCTAATACTACCTTGCTGGTCAATGCTCAGATCTTTATTTATATCAAGAATATATTCTTGTACTTCGGGACTATATAGTATATTTTCTGCTTGAGAAATATAATCACTATATAATTTTCTGGCGTCACGATACTGTTCGTCATGATGCTATTTTAAAGACACAAAAATATCATAATCTTCAGTTCTAGGATCAATGTCAATATTGACAGCCTACTGTAACGTCTACTTAGAAGTAAATGTATTATAGAACTAATTAGCTCTTTTCTTTTCTTCTTGTATTACAGAAGAATCTATTCCGTCTATGTTAGCCTATTCTAAATCATCAAAGGCTTGATAAAGTACATCCCATTTTCCCTCGCGTATACTTTTACTATACTGTATATTTTTACGTACCTGATCTTTACTAGCCATTCCATCCGCATACAAGCCTGCAAGAAATCTTTGTCCAGTTATCTATCTATTAACAGGTTGAATAGAAGTAACAGTGCCAATAGCTCCAGTCATTATTCCTCCAAGTAACGCTCCGCCTTTGAAATTTTCTAAAAATTCTTCATCATCAGAATATACAGGGTCCCAAGGAGTTATAGCTGCAAATATAGATCTAGCTCCTGTACCTATATTTTTAGCCCAACTCTTTAGTAGATTGGGATCAGAATCAAAATCTCTATCTATATACCTCTATCCTTTGATATATTGAGTTCCTTCTTCGGCTCCTTCTAATGCACTGCTTATTACCATTCTACCACCGATATCTAATACCTATTTCCTTCTGGTTAATCTTGGTAATTTGTTAACATTATCTATTCCAAAGGACACTACATCGTCAATTCTATCAGCTAGTTGTTCTTTTATGGTTCCGTATTTATTAGCTACAGTCTCTACAGCTTTTCCAGCCTTAGTATTAGCTAGACTTTTAAGCATCTTAAATCCACGTATATCTCTAGCTATTTGATGTAATGGAGTTACCTCCAAAAAAGTTTGAACAATATCGCTTCCAGATAAAGCCATATTGTCCATATATAGGGATTTTAAACCTTTCAGATTTTCTGTACGTAACTTATTAAATTTAACATTGCTTATATTTACTTTATCTGCAATTATCTAATCGTATACATAGTCGTCATCCTCTATCTATTCTGGAGTATACTACCCAGAATTTAACATATTTTGTTTAGCTTCTTTCAGAACAGCTTTATTTATTTCATTCTTTTCCGCAGCATTAATTAAACTTTGTTTATAATTAGAATATACTTCCGCTTTAGATTCTTGATCACGTGCATTAACATTTCCAACTACAGCTGCAATAACACCTCCTAATGTAGCTAATCCACCTTTAGTAGATATAGCTGCACCTATAGTTCCTACTAACTAAGAACCTAAACTAGAAGCAGAAGAACCCATAAGACCTGGCATTTTGTACAAATAAGTATCTATATCAGTGAGATCCATACCTGGAGAACTCTTTTTCCTATTATAGTAATCAGAGTTCATTTTACTTTCCCAATACTCAGTAAAATTTTGATACTTTTTAGCTTTCTCTAAAGCTTCATCTCTTCTAGCTATTACTCCTCCTTCCTGTAGTGTTCCTGTGAGGAATTTGTCTATAATATCTATCTGCTGTTGCGGGCTTAACGTAGTTAATCTTTCAGGAAATATGAAGTCTTTAATAGAGTTATTGTTAAATTCTTTATTTAGTAATTTATCATAACTAGGTTTAGTTTGTTCTATAACTCCTTTAAGTTGATTTATATGCTATTCTTTCTATTCGTCTGTATTATCCTTATCTTCTTGCAGATTCAGTATGTCATTAATAGCCTACAAATACTATTTAGCTCCTTCCAATGTTTCGTAGTCCTCTTGTAGATATACATATTCGCCCAGAGCCGCTTCTTTACTAGCCTAATTTCTAGTTAAATTCCAGTCATAGAAAGCATTAGAGAACCAATTAAAATTATTAGGAGTTCCCTCATATGGTGGATTATGTATTGCATTCAAGTATGCATCAGTATCCACTTTAGGGCTAAACATTGCTTTAGCCCTATTATTATTTGTCTCAAAACTATCTACTAACGTATAGTCAGGTATTTTTTTCTTACTCATATGTCATTATTGGTTGTATATACTACGTACAGATTGTTCTTGCATTGCTTGAGCTTGAGTAGCTCCACCTACTCCTCTCTATGATGGTGAATTCTCTCTAAGTTGGTTTACTTGATACCAGTAATCTCCATTATTATCATCAGGTAATTGTCTATATACTTCTACTTCATAGAATGGTTCTCCGTCTTCTCCATATTTTATTTCTCTACTACCAAAATTATCCTCTAGAGCTCGTTTAGTAGACTACCTGGCAAATAAACTGGTCGGAGACAAATAATCTGATGGAGCATCTCCTTTTAGACTATGTAATATTCCAGTTCCTAATGTATTCTCTATTTCTTCAACCGGTATTCTTAACTTACCTTTTATGAGTTTATTATTTCCGAGTTGTATTAAATTCTATCTATTTTCTGGAATAAATTGTACATCTCCTAATCTACCATTTTCAACCAATTCTTTAAATGGAAAATCATCACTTCTAAATAATCCAGCGTCTCTCTTTACTTTAGATTGTCCAGTGTTTGTGGCAAATTGAAATGCAGTTTCCGGTAATATGAATCCGTTAGAGTTATTAAACTGATATACTCCTACTTTCTATCCATTAGCCTAAGTATAATCTTGATATGTAGCACCTAGTGATGTTAAGATAGGATCCTCTTTTATTAAAGAAGCAGTAGAACTAGCTTCATCTAAAGCATAAGATATTCCTCTTAAATATCCTTTTCTACTATATTCTTTAGATTTGTTAGGATCATCAGATAATTTAAAGTTGGCAGCTTTCTAAAAATCCTCCTTCATAAGTTTTTGCATATTCTTTTGATATGCGTCAGACTGATACTATTGTACCCTATTAGCAGCTTTCAGATAATTAATATAATCCTCATCACTACCACTCTTCTAATACTTATCATATTCTGCTTTAGCTATTGAAGCGAGATTTTCTATTTCTTTTTTAGAAGACTCTGGAATATTACTAAATTTAGGTACTACTTTGTTAGACCAATCTGTTTCTAGCATTTGTTGTCTAGTAGGCATAACAGAATATGGTTGATTAGAACCAGCAGACATTCTCTGTTTAGCCATAGCTAACCAGTATGGATCAATAGTTTCCTATTCTACTATTCTATCACGTTGTGAATCTGCTATCATTGTAGTAAAAGCTTCTTTTGCTGCGTCCTTATCCCCATTAGTAGCACGTAGTGCATCTCTATAATACATTTGTCCTTGAGGAGTAGCTATCAAGTCATTGAATCTAGCATCAGCAATACCTTTCAAAGTGTCATAAGTAATGCCCTGTCTTTGATACTTTATTCCGTTCTTGAACACACTTTGTAGTGTACTAGGTTTAAGATTGTCAAAGTATACGTTACTCAGTTGATTAGCGTTCATCCACTCAATAGGAGATAACTCGTTCATTATACCTGCTCCGCCTATAGTATCCCAATTACCTATATCAATATCATCCCAATTGGGATTGTACTTACCCTGAGCTTTCATCTATGCTATCATCTTCTATCTGGCGGACAAGTTCTCAGAACTCTAACGTAACTAAGATAAGGCATTGTAATCAACGTTATTGATGATAGATTGTAACTAAGATCTAAATGCAGCATCTTTCAATGCATCAGGATTAGATGCCATCTAATTCACTGCATCTTGTATATCTTGTCTACCTATAGTAAGATCATAATACCTTTTAGTATCTACACTAGATGGAGACTGAAATTCCCCAAATTTCTAAAGTTGTGCTCCGAATTGCTATGCAGCTTGATCTACTGCTTGTTTTTGTGCCGCACCTATTCTGTATAATTCACCAAAATTAATAGGCACATAAGTATTAATAAACTAAGCCTGCGCGGCTTGATCGTACATATTTGCTGCCATATTATCCTTTTCTAAATTGTTTCATGAATGATGCATAATCTCCTGACTTATAACCAGCTTCCAAGAATGGTCCGTACATATCTAGCATAGCCATATCTCTTGATCTCTAGTTATTCATAAGTTGTTTGTTCTGTGCATATTGACTCAGTTGAGTCAGAGCTGTTCTTTGAATGTTTCTAGCAGCAGCTCTACTTCTAGCATTCATGTCTACCGCCATGTTAGTAGCATTAACTCTCTGCTGTCCTAGACTATTCAGAGTACTAGCATAATCTGCCTTGTACTGGTTATTAACATTGCTAGCTGTAGAATATAAATCTGATATAGCTTTGTTAGCTGCAACCTGACTCTGAATTCTATACGCTAGATTAGCTCCAGTATTAGGATTATAATTAGCCGCATTATAGTTACTAATTGTTCTGTTCTCACGGATAGTTCTTTTAGCTGGGCTAATGTCAAATCTACGATTAGCCATTGTCTGATTTATCTGTGATTCATATGGATTGTATACTGCATTGAAAGACTCTGGCTTTGCATACATATTAGATATAGTAGGAGCTAAAGCTGTTAAATCTGTAATCAAATTACCTACACTTCCTCCTTTTGCAAACTTCTTGGTCTTCCCATTTTTCTTTTTAGTTCCTTCTTGTATAGCGAACAGTCTATCGTATATCATCTAGTCATGCATCTAGTTTAACATAGCTGCATTCTCTGCATACTTATCTTTAGACTTACTTGTTTTCTTAGACATTAATCTTTTACCCATCTGTGCAAACGTTTCTTTACTTCCCGGTACTTTTCTCTTATCACTAAGTATTCTAGTACCTTCTGGTAAGTTAACCAAATTACTATCTGTTGGTTTACCTTCTTCTGGTACATTAACTATATCTCCTTGTGGAGTATTGAGTACCTCTCCATCATCTACATACGCCAAACTACTAACTGTACCTCCGTAAGCCATTGTCTGTATATCTGTATCGTAGTCTTGATAGAATTCCTATTCATTCTAATAACCCATAGCTAAACTAGCCTGGTTACTTCTAGCATTAGCTATAGCTTGATCTCTTTGTCTCTCTATCTTTCTTCTATTTCTCTTCCCGCCTCTGATACCAGTACCATAATTAACAGTAATATTATCATCGTATGGATTAGATTGTAGATTTACTTTACCTTTAGTACCTGTTATACCAGATGCTAAACCTGCAACTCCACCAACTATTGCTCCTACTGGTCCACCAACTGCAAACCCGGCTGCTGCTCCTTTAGCTGCTCCACCGATTGTATTAGTTACGGTTTGCATATTAGCTTCTCCTTTAGTAGTAGCTGTGGCAGGAGCAGTTACATTACTTATCATAGAGTTAATAGCGTCTCCAGCTTGACCTATGCCTCCTATTCCTTGACCACCTGCACTAGCTCCACCAAATAAGTTCTATGCTTTAGAACCAAACAACGGATTAGCTGAACTACCGGGGTTATAGTTACCAGGTGCATATTGCTGTACAGATGCTGGAGCTGTCAATTGTGTAGGCAACTACTTACTAAAATCCGTCTATAGATACGGAGACTGTAGTGTCTGTGGGTTATAAGAAGTGCCACCTCCTGAAAAACAATTCTTTTTATTTACTTTTCTCATACTAATGAATATCTATATGTTGTGTTAATATTAGGGAGTTTAAAGTTATGCTGATTGTCACAGTTAATTAAGTAATCACATATCATGTATTTACCTTTCATTCTACCTGGTAACGACATATCATCTTTACTTTCTTTCTCTCTACCCACAGCAAATCTATATGTATCTTCTCTTTGTTCTATCGGATTACTTACCTCAGTATTATCTCTAAATATAGTTCCTTCTTGAGTCTTAGTAGTAAACTTAATATCCTACATCATCTCTTGAACATCATCAAACTCTCCACTAAAGAATACATTATCATAAGTTTTAGTAAGTAATGGATCCTTATTAATTATAATCTATAACTTAGAACGCATTTTATTTAACGGAAAATCTGCGTTTTCTTGTATCATCTAGTTCTTGATATACAAGAGTCTATCCGGAAAAGATAAGCAATTGTCAGGATTAAAAGTATAAAATGATGAGAACTATTGCAGCTACTCATTATAAACTAAATCCTTTCCTTCAAATCCCATTTGTACTTCATTAAATTTAGGATCATATATACTGACTTTTGCTTTCCTAGTATTGTCATTAAACCATGATTGCACACTCTTAGCCTTAGATAATTTCTATACTTGATTAGTAAAGGAGCATATCTCATTCTTACTATCATCATACCAGTATAAGCCACTCGGAGTGCCTATAATACTTTTGTCATTAGGTATATCAGAACCGTTGGAAGTAGTTACATAATCATATCTGTCCAACACTCCTCCAGTACCTAATACTAATGATGCTTGATCGTTATCAGTAATAAGAGATCTATCCTTAACAGCTGCTATACCTACTGCATCTTTCTACCAGAATATTAACCGATCGTTAAAATTCTTTAGATTAGTTATATCTCCATGAGATGAATCTACATCTAAGTAATCAGCAACCTTGAAACTAGTCCAACTATCTGTTATTTCGTTAGCTGTCTTAGTACCAGAATATCTAATTCTATTACCTGACTTAAGATTACTTATGGAATAAGTAGAATCTACAGCATACATCTGAGCATCTGGTTGAACACTATAAGCGTCATTATATGCATAATAAGGTTTTTCTTGACTATGACCACCGTATGATCCTCCAGCAGCTGTTAACCCTAAATATGGATCAACGTAATCTAAACCGCCACTTGCTACTCTGGATGCCGATTGACCATACATTAGAGCCATGTTGATAGTAGTTTCAAAAGGAATATAGTCGGATATAGATATTCCACAGTAAGTATCTGGTGACTGTTTGTCTCCAGTAAGCTACGGAATATAAATAACAGTCTTATTATCAAGTATACCTAAGTAAGTATCTCCTCCAAATACATTAACGTAACTACTAGATTCATTTTCTATTATGTGGTTACTATATGTACTTATATACGTGGAATTACTACGTGCATTATAGGTATTGCCACCGTATGGTATATTAGTAGTTTTAATATTCACTACAGGTGTAGTAAATGGAGTATAATTAAATTGCTATATAGCAGAAGCTACTCCAGAGTTAGCTTTAGTAGATAGATTATTAGAAGTAGACATATCTGTACTAATAGTATTAGGTACTCCTATATTATTATTACTTCTGTTTATAACTAAGCAATTACCAAAGTAACCTGTCTTATTAGCATTAGTTCCATTGTTCTAATCCTAATTATGTGACACAGATGCATTTAGGTATGTTTTTCCTGCTATAGATGAGTGTTTAGACACTGCGTCGTTCCATTCCAAAGTTTGCATAATAATAGGATTGGTAACTTCAATTATATCAAAACTACCTCTCACGCTATTACTTAAACCTGTATAATGAGCGACGTAACGCTTGCCAATCATATTAGATATACCATTGAACTGATGTCCTATTTGATTAGTACCATTATCAACAGATATTATGAACATATTATTAAAGTCGTTTGAGCTTTGTACTAAGTCTCCAGCTCTAAACGGGTACATATCATTCTTCTGAGATTTCATTTCTCCACTTACTTGAGTATGTTCTACGATCAATTGAGTTCTGTCAGAAGATATATATGCTCCATAATATTTCTCGTTGTCTCTACTTGTCATTCTACTAGTTCTAGGATCTAAGTACATGCACAAATCACCTCTACATCCTTTGATATTAGCAGCCATATCATCTTTATTCATATCTATCTCTGGACTTATCAGAGTTACGATACTACTATCTACTCTTTCTCCTAGCAACCACTTGTAATAAAAACCAGTAAAGGTAGCCCAGAAACCATTCTTCTGATATGAGTTGCCTAAGAAAGTATAAGGACGTCTAGTGTTTTCAGATGCTATATCATACTCAGCATCTCTAACTGAGTGATACGGGTATGAGACAGTAGCTGATACTATTGCTTGTGTTAACACTGTTCTATCTTCCTTAGTTCTCTTGCATCTTACTATCTGATAAGTATGTGCACCATCTGGGTAATTCCTAACATTGAATCTAATACCTATTGGTTTTCCTTTCAATGACTAATTGTCTACATACCAAGGACACGCTTCATAGCAATGTGGAAACTTAATATCCCCTATCCAATACACAGGAGTTGCAATGTTTTTATCATTAAAGAATACTATACCGTATCTGTATATTTCATCTCTATGATGACTTCTATATTTAGAAGCAAAGTATGGATCCGCGTAGTTTTTAAATCTACTGTCAGATGCGCTACCTAAAGTAACAGTTTCTATTAGAGAACCATCTAGCTTACTTATGTTGATCGTATTATCCTTAGTAACATTAGTAGTTATAGATAGAGTATTCTGGTACTACTCGTCTAATGTAATATCCGTAGTAATAAATTCATAATCTATATTAAGACCAGTACCACCAAGAGTATTGCTACCAAATTTATATTTGGTTACGTTAGCAGCGCTCATTGCATAGTCTGTCAAGTTATACGGATTTATACAATCGTGATCCTCTGGTATGTTTTTTAGATAAGAGTTTAGAGTAGAACTAGATAGAGTGACATCTATATCCTAATCAGAACTAGCTCCTTTAAGTATCAATCTGCCATTAGAAGTAAAACGATAAGCTCTTGCATCATAATCAGGCTTCCATGTAGCTTCAGTTATATTAGCTGCAAATAGAATATTATCTTTAGCTTCTATGGTCGCGGCTGCAAATGATGATTCCTATGTCTTGTTAAACTCCTCTATAGTTAGAGTATTGATAGCAGAACCGCCTACATCTGTAAAGCTATACTCTCTAACAGAAGTAGATATAGTAGCTTCTTGAAATACTTCGATAATAGGATCTTCTGTATAGTCTGTGTAATGTATACGTATAAGTCTAATACTATCAAATAATCCTTCGGGAATATCATTAAGTTTAACAGTAAAGTTAACACTCTTACCAGAGTTAATATCTTTATTAGCCCCCATGTACTACTGCTAACCTGTTGATACATTACTAGTGGTTAAGTGTATGGCATTACTTACTGGAGAGAAATTAGTACTAGAACCACGAGCATTAAACAATTGGTATGCGTATTGTACAACTCCAGTTTTTAACTATCCACCTCCTAGTGAAGTTACTTCAGGTTGAGTAAGTAAAGCGGATATTTGTATATCTAGTAAGCTAGGATTTTTTAAATTACCTGCACTATCTAGATACGAGTTATCTTTACCAGATGTGTATACATACTTATCATCCATTATATTAAGAGTCTTTATTATCTACTCTGGACAAGCTATGTACAGCTTTATAATGCCTTCAGATTCATAATTAGCTACTATCTTAATATTAGAGTCTTCCGTATAACCAAGTTTACCTTTTACCACTATAGTATGTTTCAGCGGAGGGTTGTTATAGTTATCTACTCTATAGATTCTATTTACATGAGCATCATCTACAGTAATGATAATACCATATTTATCTATGGTAGTAGTAGCTAATACTTTCTCATCATAGAACAGAAAGTCTCCTCCTTCTACTAATTTTACATCTTGTATATTCTACAATACACCGGTACTTCCATCAGTATCAGTTATAACACGAACATTCTCTGCATAACGATATTGGTTATCAGGAACCATAGTAATGTCAGTATCTAGGTTAAGACCTCCTGTAAATGTGTTTGTTTGTAATGTATTACTCATGGTCTATTCTAATTATAAATATGTTGTTGATCACCAAGATATTCAAAAAAACTACTATGCTCATCTCTTTCAGGGTATAACCTGTCCCAGGAATTCTGAATACCTCTAATTTCGTCAGTGCTTGGCATCATCGCTTCAGCATATGCCTGTTTCCTATAAAAATTCCAAGATCTTTTTATTGTATAGTATATCTCATTAGATACCTATCCTTTTATCCATTTAGAGTATAATAGTTTTGTACCTATATAATACATTAATGCTTCTTTATAAGAAGTTAGGTCTGGTATCATAGGCATATTATCTTCATCAGTAGGTATAGCGTGATAAGATACTTTAACCCAACCGCACGGTACATTAACTGTAATGTAACCCGGTTTAGTAGAGTACTGTAAACTAGTATTGAATGTAGCAGGATTACCTACTATAAGTCTACCATTGTTACTAGGTACGGTATACTGATTTACTAGAGCACTAAGAGTTTGTTTAATGTTCTAATCACTATTAAGTATCTCTAATGCATCCTTATCATTATCTAAGTTAAAGATATTCTTTACTAGTGGAAGTAAAGCATTATCTTGTATTAACATCTTAGGATCACATTCTCCACACTTCTTATATATACCAAAAGAGTTAGTCACCTTTCTCATTGGTAACCAACCACAACTATTCTCAAATGAGAATGCAACTTGATTTAATCTATACAAATCACACGGTAGTTTAGCTTGATAGTCACATATCTTCAGATTAGCTACTTTATGTTCTAACTATTGTACCGCACCTATTTTTTCCATACCTTCGCCAATCCATTCTCGAATATCTGTTATTTTAATTTCATCTTCTTTAAGATCATAATCGGCTATGATCTTAGCAATTATTTCTTTAGACGTTGTTAGTTTATCAATCATTTGTAGTACCTCCATTTAGAACCGTAAGCTGTTTTTCTTTTTCCGCGTAGACAGTCTGATATAGCAGATCTGTTATCTATATTACCAGTATCTTTTGCTGCTTCAGCAACAGAACTGTATACTTTTTCCATTCCGTTTTTATAAATTCTAATTATCTTAGTTCTTTTTGCATTATCTTTTTTATATGATCCGATTGTCTTATAAGTGTAAGACCATACAAATCCTCCTGCACTTTTACATAGACCTGTACAGCATTTATTTATTATGCTAGGAGATATACCGAGATTTAATAGTTTAACGGCCTGTTTAGAATTTAAAAAACATCCTATAAACTCGCCTTGCTTATTAAAACAATATACGTTTTTACATCCTTTTCCTATTCTATTTTTTATTGCTTTTTCTATTATATTTGGATCTCTTTTCTTTCCATAATATAAATCATGCAATATTCTCTTACCTCGCTCTGACATCTTATGCCCAGTGTTTGAAGGATGACTCGCTATTTTACTTATGTTGTATTCAGGGTTTAAATCTAAATATTTCTATTCTAAATACAATAAAGTGTCTCTTATGGGTGAGCAGATCTCTAATATGTTTACTTCAAAATTAGATTCTCCGTATTTATCATAAGCTCTCTGCAACGCAATGCTGTGATGTTTCTACTTTCTCAAATGGGACCGATGCTATATTAGTCTATCGTAAAAATTATTAGTACTACCAATATAAGAGTGCCCATTTAAAACATTCTTAATTTGATATACTCCAGCTTGTTTTGATATATTTTGAATATCACTTAATCTCCACGTAGTCATGCTCTCTATTTTTTATTATTTGTGCTAATCTTCTTTTATTAGCACGGGTCGCTATGAACTAGTATTTTGTTTTGTTCGTTAACAGACAATCTTTCTTAGACCACAAAAATCTGAATTTGAAAAAATTAGAATGTTCGTTAGTAAAATAAATAGGTTTACCTTGTATCTTACTTTCGTGATAATCTATTCTTAAGCTCTTGTTATCAAAGTTCTTAGGCTATCTCTTAACTATACTTAGATTACCTAGTCTACATGGAAGTTTAAACTCTCTGCTGTTATCCATAACTTCCTCTACTATATACTTAAAGTAATCTTCAACTATATGTCTGTATGTTTTGTAATCAACATCATATACAGTATTTCTCTCGATCTAAGATAAGTAGAACTCATAGAAGTCTGTTATAGTATACGATTTCTTCATTGCTATCTAACATTAATGTTCTACATATCATCTCTAGAGTTATTAGTTTCATCACTAGGCATCTGATGCATGATATTTAACTCTTTACTAAAGATCATATCTTTAATAACCGGTATCATATGTGCAGGTACAGGGTATTCACTATCAGGATCAAAGCACTCATTTAAGTCTGCTGGATTCTCTGCTATGATTCCTATCTCTACCCATTCTAGTTGATTGTCACTACCTTCGATATATAACCTGTTGTTCTTAATATAAGCTATGTAATCACCACAGGTATACTTTCTGTATCTTTGATATTTCATTTTAGTTTCATGACCTAGCTGAATAAGGTTACCGTACATGTCTTTAACATATACTAAACCAGTCCTGAAATGGAAGTCTATCAGTTTAGGCAGTTCTATATTACTCTTGTACTCTATCTTACCAGCCACAGTATCTACTTTGTCTAAGTGTATACATGGCATAGTCTAGATGTACATTGGATTAATATCTCTACCTTTATCAAGGTCTTGACGAATCAATATTGATCTATACTGTGCAATCCACATTTCAATCTAAATTCTAGATAAATGTTCGGACTCAGATAGATTATTATTCCTAACTATTAATAAAATATCGTCAATAATATTATTAAGACTCATACTTATACCTCCATTTATAATTGTGTGTTTCGCTAGAATTACCATTACAACAATCCCATATACTTGATTGTGGTATACCCAGTGTTTGTGACGCTTTGTATGCGCTACTCCATTCTTTGATGAAGTTCCCATCTAAATTGAGTTGAATTACAGGCTTGCTATATTTTTCATTTCTAGTTCCGTAATTTATATTATATTCATTGGTACACCATTCTAAATTATATACTGCGTTATTAGTTTTTATTTCATCCTTATGATTAATAAAAGGAAGATTATCTGGATTTGGTATAAAAGCTTTAGCCACAAGTCTATGAACTTTATAATCTTTCCTATGACCGGAATTACACAGTATTACAGTATCATATCCAGATTTTCCTATTCTGTGTTTTAATACTCTACCTTTAATCAGTTTAGTAATATCACGACCCATTTTGCTATCATAAAAAGTTATGTAATGGTCAATGCTACGTACTCTACCTGTATTGGATACCTAATAGATTCCCTCATAATCAATTATGTCTTTCCAAATTTCTTTCATCGTTTTTATTTTAATGCATTAAATATACTTATAACGTATTTTAAGCTTCTCTAAGCCCTTTTATGGGTTAGGTAGTACAACTGATCGATCAATATAATAGCGTTTGTCTAAACGTCTTAAAATAAAAAAAGGCTAGTATTAACTAGCCTCATCCATTGCATTTTGTATATTCTACGGTAACATCTATTTCATCTAAGGTGGAACCATATTACTTGCTTGCTTTATTAAATCTTTAAGTTCTTTAACCTAATCTTGTAGTTCCTATATTCTAGGATCTTCCTTTTCAGGTTCTTTCTCTGTATAGTCTAACTACTTAAGTATAGCTTCACACTTTGTCATTTCTTCATCATACCTAGCAACAGCTTCTTTCTTTGCTTTGTATTCATTGTAACTAGACTTAACCATGTTGACTATATGTTGTTTATCCGTAGCTACAGTAAGACCTAGTTGAGTATCATTAATCAATGATTTGCCTTCTTCTACTGTTAGCTTCTTCTGTTCACCACCACAACTTATAACTATGTCTACTAGCTTCTTTCTATTCTAGTTAGGCATTGGAAACTACTAAGGTGGTAGTGGTTCATCATACACTTTAGATACACTTACTATATTACCAGCAAAGTAATTAGTACTCTTTTTGAATGTACCTATAATTTCTAATACGTATATAGGGTCACCTATACTTAGTTGTGAGAATGTTATCATAATAAGTATTTGTTTAAGGGCTCCGAAGAGCCCTTGTTAAAATTAAGCATTCGCAGCAGCTGGTAATACGATGTGATTTACAGTTTGAAATATTCCATTAGCTTTGTTGTAATAGATTAAATATCTGTTACCTGTAGAAATTTCTTCTGTAGCCATCTGATCACCTGAGCCGTTAATTAGAGCTCTTGCTCCTGTAGAAGTAGTTGTAGTAGGATTTACCTGATTGGCTGTTCTAGTAGTATCAATACTTACTAGAGAAGCCGCTGTTACTGTAGTAGCGGGAGTATTTACTATATTTAATAAAAACATTCCTTCACAAGGAAGCTGTCTCCATATTCTAGGACAGATACCATAAGTAACAGTATTGTTGGTAGTATCAGTAGTAACATAGATTGTTCTTAATGACGGTATACCAAAATTATCAATCGTTCGTACTCTACTTCTATTAAATGGATAGGGATTAAAGGTAAAAAACATAATTACCTCCTTTCTTAACATCCACAGCCACAACCGTCGTTATAGCCGTAGCCATTAAAACCGTAACCAGTGAAACCACCGTTGCAGCCATAAGGGTTGCATGTTAAATATGCAGGAACCGGACAAGGTCTAATCTAATTAACGATATTAGCTGTCTGAGCCTATTGTGAAGCGGACAATTGTAGTGCGGCTTTGTCTTCACGTAAGCTATCGATCTTGTTCTGCATTTCACGCATTTCAAGTTGACAGAATTTATCATTGATTATCTACGTCTGAGCGTCTATCTTTGCTCCGATTATATTAAACTTAGATGCGTTATCAGACATCAAGTTGTTGAATCCAGATGTAATAGCGTTCTGCAATGTATTAGTTTGGTTGCAGTTAGCTAACTGGTTTTCATAACCCATTTTAGTAATGTTATTATTTACACCTGCGATAGATTCTCTTACATCGCAGCAGCAACTTGCCAGTTGTGAAGCTAATTGCGCATTACCAGAGGTAATTGCATTGATAACTTGACAACCTGTCAGTTTAGTATCACAAGCAATCTGACTAACACTAGTGTTGATTGTATTTAAAGCGTTCTGTACTGAATTGATATCACAGTTCAGAGTATTTGACAAAGTACTGATAGCTTCCTTATTACCATTGATAGCTTGCATCAACAGGTTAGTATTAGCGTCAGTATTCAACTGAGAAGCAAGTTGAGAAGCTTCACCGCCTCTGTTACCGAAGCCGTTGCCTCCCCAGCCACCCCAGCAGAAGAAGATCAGGATGATCCAGATCCACCACCATCCGCCGTTACCGCCGAATCCGCCATTATTATTCATCATAGCCATCAAAGCAGCAGGGTCCATACCTTTGTTTGCGTTTTGCATTAAAGCAGCCAGACCAGCGTCAAAACCGCGGTCTTGAAGGATAATTTTATCTTCTAACATAATTGTTGATTTTATTTAGGATTGATTTTATTTGATTAATATCTAATGTAGCGCACAGAACGACCACGTTTGAGTTCATCTTCGTAGGGAAACATTTTCTCCTTCTCATAGTCCCTCTCGTCGTATTCTCTGTCATATTCTCTACGTCTACCATATGAAGATCTTCCCATTCTTCCGCCTCTACGAAAGTTACCGTAGGCTTCATCATCGTCATCATCTTCATATCTGCTGTAGTTTCTGTCGAAGAGTTCATCTTCAGCTTCTCTAATTTTGTCGCACATGATATAAATATAGTAATACCACATCTTACCTTCGTCGATATCTTTGTCACATAACCAAGCTTTAGCTAGTTCTACAAAGTACTTAGCGTTGTTAGAGCCAGTCATGTTAACTATCACTCTATAGTAATCAGAGTAAACCATATTCAATGCAACATACCAATCGTATTTGTTGAACTTGTCATCAAAACGAATTCCATACTGATTAGCTAAGGCAGAAGTTTCCTCTAATGACCAGTGTTGACCTTTAGAGCCGTCCTCATTCTCCATCTTACTTACAGCTTTACGCGCATGTTCGTCATCAAAGTGAGGACCATGCTTAGCTTCATAAGCTTTTGTACGGATTATTCTATGCATATTATTATTGATTAATTTTAATATTGATAAGAACCTTTATGATTCTCATACGTTATACTTATAAAATTTTTATTTATGAAATGGAAAAAAATTGATAATTTTGATAATTATGAAGTATCAGAACTAGGAATAGTTAGGTCAGTTGATACTACTGTTGTATGTAAAAATAATAGAAAACTGCCCTTGAAAGGAAAAGTTCTACATCAATACTTAAATAGAAAAGGATACTTAACAGTAAATATAAGATCCAATTCTGGTAAGTATTATAAAATGTCTGTGCATAGATTAGTAGCAAATGCATTCATTCCTAACCCTGATAATTTAATGTGTGTTAATCATAAAGATGAAAATAAAAGCAATAATAGAGTTAGCAACTTAGAATGGTGTACTAACAACTATAATATTAATTATGGAACCAGGAATAAAAGAATATCTAAAAGTAATATTAACAACACTAAAACTAGTAAAGAAATAATACAAATGGATATCAATAACAATATATTACGTGTATGGCCCAGTATGAATCAAATCAAGAGAGAATTGAATTATAGTCCGGGTAGTATATATAATTGTTGTAAAGGTATCTATAAGAAAGCTTATGGTTTTATATGGCGTTATAAATTAGTCCATTAATTCCACCACTCTGGTTTCAGTGACCTTTATTAATTCATTTGAATTATATATTTGATAGTTTCTAATAACATCTTTTTTCCAATCGAATTTTAATAGTCTCTGAAACCAGTTCTTATACTTATTACGATATTCTTTTTTCTCTTCTACGAACAATACTTGAGAGTTCCTTAAATCTAGTATGGCGGTTAAGATTGAGTCTTTTCTTTCTACTGTGATAGTAGTTAAAGGATTTAGCTTTAAGTCTTCCTTAAAGTCTACTTCTTTAGTTATTATTTTAGTAATAGTATCCTTCATTTCTGTATTGATTACTTGTACCTACTAGAGGTTCTTGTCTTTGATCTTTAATTTTTTCTACACTTCTTTGGCAGTCTAGAGTAAACTATCATTTGAATTATTTAGATCTACTACCTTCAACTGAAGTGTTCTATTATCGTCTCTTAATCTACTTGTCAAACTCTGGTAATATTCGTAATTATTTGTTACTTGTCCTAGACGTTCATCTAGAACCTATATCTTCTTACTCTAATAAAAACAAAAGGCAGCCAAACCAATTATGATAGTGACTGCCAATTTACTGAGATAACTCTTAATCTCTGATAACATGTTATTCTGTTTTAAATTCTGGTAATATATACTAGATTGCTAGCGCACTAGATCTAGACATTTTTTCTACTAGTTCTACATCTACTTCATTTTCATCGAAGTCATGAATGTAGCCTATTACTATACTTCCAATCCAGTTATTCTTTTCGTCTGATAACTTTCGTATAGCAGTAGTATGACAACCGTTACTTGTCATTATAGATTTAATCTTGTTATCCAGATTAGATGATTCAATATCTTTTATGAACAAATAATCTTGGTTTGCTAGTTCTGATACGAAGTTAGCTACTGATTCAATCTTAATATCACATAGAGATTCTCTTACTGAAGATACTCCGTACTTCTTTACTTCAAGCGTAGTAGATATGAACATCTCTCTATACAAAGGATGTGGTTGAATTAGGTATACTCTATCCGCTTTGAGGAAGTATAATAACTCCCACAACTCACCATATATAGTAGCAATGCTACCAGCCTTCTTTACGTTATTCTGATGTTCTTCTTTTCTCCATTTCTCAATCTTATAGTCAGTCATTTTATTTTTAGTATACTGATTATAAGTAAACCAGAGTGCTGCGATAGAAGCTATTCCTGTAAGTATCTGTGGTAAAAACTCTATAAACATTTGAGATATCTTTAAAAAAATTAATCCTAGCGCAAACTTTATGTACTAGGATCTGACAATGAATCTGAAAACTACTTATAAAACGTAGTTATATGTATTAGGTTCTCTTACGTTTACTTGTATTAATGTATTCCAATAGCTCTTTATGTTTTGTCATTTTACTTAAAAGATTCTTACCATTACAATATTTAATCCAACCTATATAACTACAGATCTTCTATTTGTATTCACTCTTACTAAGATCATCTCTTCTGTTTAATTTACTAATCTTTCTACAGAAGTTCTTTTTAATAGTTTTCCTTAGAAGAACATGAGTGTGATATACTCTATATCCTACAAAGTCTATTCCTCTAGAATCTACTTTGAATATCTGCCAATTGTCTTTAAACTTTATATTGAGTTTAGTTTCAATATACTCTTTCATGTCTTTGAACAACTGACGTAGTTCTTCTTTGTCTTTTCCTAATATTACTATATCGTCTGCGTACCTGAAATAGTATTTTATATGTTTCTCTTCTTTAATCCAGTGATCAAGATATGTAAGATATAAGTTGGCAAAGAATTGTGATAAGTAATTACCAATAGGTACTCCATCTGCGGAGTCTATTATTTCATCTAATAACGCTAGTAACTTCTTATCCTTTATCTTTCTCCTTACTATCTACTTTAATATATCGTGGTCGATAGAAGGATAGAACTTTCTAATATCTAACTTTAAACAGTACTATGTGTTAGCTACGTCTTTCAATGCAGCTTTAACGTCCTTTAATGCTTTGTGAATACCACGGTTCTTAATACAGCTATAAGTACCTTTAACGAAACAAGATACCCATATAGGTTCCATTATATTCATAATAGCATGATGTACTATTCTATCTGGATAGTATGGTAACTTAAAGATCTCTCTTTCTTTAGGTTCGTATATCTTATAAATGAAATACTCCGAGGTCTTATATGTACCATTTATTAGTTTATCCTGTAGATCCAAAAGCAATTGTTCTTTGTTCTTATCAAATTGTATTACTTCTGGTCTATGTTGTTTGTGTCTTCTAGCTTTTTTATCAGCCAGGTGTAAGTTATCTAAACTTACTATTTTATCAAATAAATTATTATATCTTTTCATCTGGAAACCCTTACTGAATTTTCACAATGTTACTAATACAGCTAATAAGTTTGTAGTTTTTTACCTAGAGGTAAAGTCTTCTCCTACAGCATCTTTTAAATATCTTTCTGTTTTATTATTGCAGGGTTCAGCGAGCTGACATTAGCATTGGCATTACTGAGCTCATTGTTAGAATTAACATTGAGTAACCTAGCATTCGTGCTATTCTCAGTGTTACTGCTTTTCAACGCCGGAGAACAACTTACCTATATTTTAAATCAATAGATTACGGTATATAGGTTAACCGAGAGCCGACAGTAGCACCGGCATTACCGAGCCCATCGCTAGAACGAACAAGGAGCAACCCAGCAGCCGCGCCATTCCCAGCGTGACCGCCCAATAGAAATAATCTATCAGTCGTGCTGTTATTGGTCCAGTTATAATCACACCAATAGGTTGTAGTGCTACCGCCGTACGTTTCATCAATTGGGGGAACTAAATCAAATGCTGCATTGTATACTAACTTCTTCTTATAACCTTCAGTAATAGTAGTACTACATTGATAGTCATAATCTGATATATTAGTAGATCCAAATGTACTTAAGTCGGTATTTATATAAACGTCATTTTTATTAGTTTGTGCATTAAAATGCACAAGTGTGTCTATACAATTTTTCCATACATGACCAAATGGATTTTCAATACCTCTATAAGTAGGAACATTATAAGACTTCTGAGTTGCAACACCTTCTGCATCAGTACTATTAACAGTAACAGAAGTTATACCAGTAGAGTTTCCATGTTCGTCTGTACTTCCACAAGGTATAAAACTCCATGTATCAACTCCATTTACTTTAATATTACCTGTAGTAACTCCATTACCAAGACCTCCTTGATGATAACCTTCAGCTGTAAGTTCAGCGTTGAAAGCTTTCTGTGAGTTAGTACAAGCGTATTCTACTAAGTAAAGTATAGTTAATATTCTATGAGCTTTATAAGTATACATATTCCAGTTCATAGTATCAGAGTTATTAGCTCTAGCTCTCTGTTGCATAGTAACTCTATTAGTACTTACTAAAGGGACACTAGTACCATCGTTGATAGACTTAAGAACATTGTTTACATTAGTAGCTTCATATGCTGAGATATAGAACTTCTCTACATGTTCTGCTTCTGGAATGTGAGGATTATTAGGATAGAGATTCAGATATACTGTAGTATCATCTGTCATACATTTATACCAGAACTCTGGTATCTCAACCATAGTATTAAGAGTCATATCTCTATCTGTACCATCTTCATACTTAGTTCTATCTGTAGGATTAAGATACTTAACTATACCATCTGAAGTAATAGTACAAGACTTCATCTTAGACTGTATAGGTAGTTCTTTATGCCAAGGCATATAACCTGTTCTAGTTAGAATAGTATTCTGAGGTTCAAGAGGAAAGCTGACGCCATAGTAATTAGTGAATACGTTCACATCACCTAAGTATGCAGCTATAATATTTCTATCTCCTAGTTTCATATTATTCGTGAATTAAATAAAGTGTTTTAGAATCTTTAGTCTGTAGAGCTTCATATTCAGCTTGAGTCATAGCAACTACATTAGATACATCATCTGAAGCTACACAATGACTAAGGTCTACTGTTTCAGATAACTTATCCCATTCAGCAGGATTAGCTACAATACATACATAGTTAGCTCCAGTATCTGTTAAGTTATATACATCACCAACTACAGCTGTAGTAGGAAGTGCATCGAAGTTAGCCACTGAACCCTTTACTCTATAGACTGAAGCTACTTTAGAATCAACCTGTGTTTTAGTATAAGCATCAGTTATACCATAACCAGATAAAGTAGTAGCTTTGTTTGCCTTATTCTCTAGTTCAGCTTCAATCTTATTCAACAGATCACTATCAGTAATAGTGCTCCATTCAGATCCTGTCCATGTTTTAATTACTCTACCATATGGATCAGTTTGTAAGTCTATCCAATACTGTACTTCTTTGTGATTGGGGGTTGACTTACTAGGTACGAAATTTATAGTTTCTCTCATAGTTGTTCTTCTTTATTAGTCCATTCATCACTGCTTAACAATTTCTGTAATTCTTCTCCTTCATAGGTAGGATACGGATATACTACTTCCGGAGTTTCATCTTCTTCTGTTAAAGGTAATGTCATTGCTGATGGGAATAGTAATTCATAGTTAGCAACTTTCATGATTACTTCAGTTCCATCTACACTATAACGAAATACTAAATGCATTTCGTCTAGTGTATTTTGTGTTATATCAATCAGCATCTCGGCTGGTACAACAATATATTTCATTCTTGTATAAATATTGGGTTAGTTAAATCAATTATTTCGTCTTTCTCCATTCTGTATTGCCTTCTATTCCTACATACTCATTCAGCTCTTTAATCTTATCGTCTGTTGAGATGTTGTCGAAGAGCATGAAGTCATAGAGAGACATTTTAGCAAAATTAGATGATTTACCAGTATTACAACCAATTACTGGTACTATTATACCTCCTAAAGAAGAATTAGCAATTGTAATATTATGAGTTATATCTTTTAATGTATAAGTTTCAATATTATTATTTTCTATTCCATCTATATAAGTTTTACCATTCTGATTACGTGCCTGATATGCTATTCTAGGATTAACTGCATCATCTTCTAAAGTTGTAAGTACAGCAAAACTTCCAGATGCTCTTTGGTCATATAACAGTGCTGGAGATTTTTGCCAATTCACCTTCATCAACACTTGTTTGCCACCGACCGTAGTAGGAATATTAACAGAGTCGTCTACACCATCAAGACAGTATGCTCCTTCGTATTCACCGATTTGTTCAATAGTTAATCCAACATACAAGGCTTTATTACCTATCACAGAGAACCCCGAAGACGAACCTGCATTAACATTAGCTGGACATTCCCAGATTCCATTAAAATCAAATTCTAAATCATGCTGAACATTATCTGCGTCAAAATACCTATACCTCACAGCACCCCCAGTAGGTAATCCAATAATTCTAATTTTAAACTTTTGTGTATCTGCTTGATTCCAAATAATCCATTCATCTGATAATTCAGATTTTATGGAAACACTACTATCAGTAATTAATAGCTTCTGACTATTATTGTTTTGTCTATATCTCCAATTTTTAAAGTTTGTAACATATCCATTAGCCCCACTCATTCCTGCATAAGCAGAATTATTTATCTTACCATGATTACCATGACCGGATATATCGGGGATATAACCTAATATCTTATAACTAGAATTAGGAATACGTAGTAATCTAGGAGATAGGATACATTTAGGTTCGTTGTTATCAAATATATAAGCACTTTTAACCTTAAATACCATTGTTTTTTCAACAATAACTTTAGAACTAGTTACTTGATTGCCATTCAATAATAATCCAAATATATTATATATATTAGGAAGTAGATTAGAATCAGCGGCAGAACCTATTCTAGTAATAGTAGAACCAACTTTGAATTTACCTCCCCAAGATACTTCATTACCATTCTCATCCTTGAATCTCAATAGAACTGGATATGGCTGAACAATGTCCTCAAACCTGATGTACTCGTCAATAGTGATGTTTATCTTTTGAGGAGACTTAGTAATTGGAAGAGTTACGTAATAAAATCCATTACTATTAATCTTAAGATTGGTATATTCAGTACCGTTTACAACTATCTTAGTTACTTCATCTGCGTCTTTTGGTTTTACATAGATACCGATAGTACTATCCTTTTTTAAATAAATACCTGTTTTATTATCATTAACAGCAGGTCTATATAATGATTTATCTCCTTGCCATATTTCTATTATATCCCATTTATTATTACTCTTCACTATCGGTCTGAACTCCACCATATCTGGATACAGCGTACCCAGCTTGTGCTTCTTCAACTGACGCTCTATCAAGAACTTGGACATACTATAAGGGAAGGACATAAGAGAGTATATAGCAACATTAGCAAATCGACTATCGTTATCTCTAAATGTTCCTAACCATAAAGTATCACTATCAGTAGCAGTACCAGCAGCAATATCTTTATCAAGATATTTGTATTTACTTTGAAATACTATCTGTCTATCAAAAGTATTTAAACCTGGCAAACTAGTGGTCTTATAAAAACTATAAGGGTTAATAATAGAATTAACACTAATATTATCAACAATAAAAGCACCACCATTTTCTATTTCTGATGCAACTTTAGACTTACTTACTAGACATACTTGATTAGGGAAAGTCTCATTTAAGAATTCTCTTTCTGTAATAAACGTATAATCTTTGTAAATCGGCATCCCTGTCACCTTACCGAAGTCATTTACTCCGTCAAGCAACAATCCTCCTTTGTAACTAGGTAATAGAGTTATCTTAACAGAACCTTTGTTACTTTTAGGATTAACCCATTCGCCAAGACTCATTATTTCTGCATCTTCCGGTATATCTGTAAACTTATCAATAGTTGCTAATGTTATTGTATTTACACCCGATTTTAAAGTTTCGTATAATGCCTTAGTTGTAACATTCTCGTCTATCTTATATCTACATTCATGAACTAATAGCATATCATCTTGGTATAGAACTATATTAATAGAATCATGAACTTTATCAAAATCAGAAGTTCTATTAATCATACTTACCCAATAAGCATTAGAAGTAGAATCTACTACTCTAGTAAACTCATCTATTTCTGTTACTGTCGAAGTTTGATAAGGAGTATTAGTCCAATCTTTAAATGTTTCATACTGTTTAGCTGCGATACCACTTCCACCTTTCCAAGCCAGATTATTCAACTAGATATCTCTACTGTTACCACTATAATCTATTAACTTATCATCGAAATCAGTATGATTATCATTAGTAATACCCTATCTAGTTACATCACATAATATATCTGGACTAAGAGTTTTATCTAAGTTATAGTAAGCTATTACTTGATTAATCTGATCTGTAGTAAGTACTTTATTAGCAATCACTGTCCAGTACCAAGCGACAGAACTAAAATCGCCAGTATTATTACCGTCATTATACGAATATCCTTGAACGCTAAAATTACCATTGATTATGGAGTCTCTATTGTCGCCATTAGACGTATAATCATTCTTATCACCTAATATATTATTTACAACTGACAAACCCATTAAGTCAGAAGAAGTATATCCATATATTCCAGTCTTGTCGTAGTTATTCACGATATTACGGAAATAGCCATTGGCACTACCTCTTATATAATTGGTAAAAGATACATTATTAGCTGAATCTTTAACTTGATGAACCATGGACACGATTGTTAGTTCATTGCTTCCTCCCAGCATCTCCTGTACGGTCTTGGTGGAAGTAATCAGGTCGTCAACTCCGTCGGTGACGAATGCGCCTTCGAAAGAGGGGATTTGCTCGATTCTTATATTATTCCAATCGTAAGAACTTTCTACTGTAAATCCTACACTAGCACGATTATTATTAATCTTAGATTCAGGTAAATGATAAATACCATCTTTTGGTATAGTATATGCAATAGGCATATTAGCTGTTTCATCTGAAATATAAAAGTATAAGATTTTTCCTCCTTTTGGAATACCTGAAACTTTTATATTCATTTCATTTATCTTACTTTCACTAGAGTGCTTATATATAAACCAACTAGATTTAAAATTTCCATCGGTAGTAACTACACTATCAGTAACTTTTATATTTGGATATATCCTCCAATCAGTAAAATCTTCCTCGTATTTTCCAAACCCACTATTAAGCTTGAAAGCAGCATTACTTATGATAAACGGGTTGTCAGGGTCCACCAAGTTCTTGATAATAGCTCTATCAGAATCATTATTAGTCTTATTACCAACTATAACTACAGCTTTAAGAGAAGCTAATACTTCTGGATCTATATAAGGAAGATCTGATTCCATATTGCCAATCTTCCACTCTCCTAAGACACATGAACCTACTTTAGTGAATAGACTAATACGTATCCACGTATTCTTAAATTCACTTAGGTCTATAGAATCTGTATTAGTATAGGTTCTTTTTAAAGTAGTATCTCCATACGCTATTACCTTTACTTCAATAGTACCTATATAGTTAGCCGGTTCTACAGTAGACTCATTGTCTGGTTGTAGATACCTAGTTAACCTTGGAAACACATAGTATGCCTAAGGATTAATGAATATTGGATTATATAAAATTGTTTTCATCTGTATCCCCCTCTGTATTACTTAATAGTAATAGTAATTTCTTCTCCATTTTCTACTGCTTCTTGCATCTTAGTATATAGTGCTTTAAATGTTGCAGTACTCTCTGTTACTTTACCAACTACATTATTTTTTCCTACTAACAGGCACCCATCTGTATCCCCCTCTGTATTACCTATGTGGATTAGAATACCATTGAAACCAGGTACATCTAACAATCTGGGTAGCTTTCCATCGCAGAATTCATACTGTTTGTACTTACTAAATTTAGGAGATACAACATCTAAAGTAACTTTATATGTACCAGTAGGTATAGCAGTCTTACCATATACTTTAGCTTTCTATATACCCTCTAACGGCATATCTTGTGTAAGCCCTCTGTCTGCATCTTCAAGAACATTGCAGAACTTAACACCATCTATATACATATTACTTATAGTATATGTACTCTTTTTAGCTATTCTTTCTGATATTATATGCATAACTTCAATAATAATATTATACCTACTTGAATTGCTTGACCTATCATACCACCAATTATAGTAGCTATCCAGTCTAACCAATCCCATTTACCACCATACATCTTATCTTTAAACTCCATACCTGATGCTAGACCAGCTACGAATAGTATGGTGAACAGAGCACCCGGTACAATTGCGTACTTCAGGTGCTTCATTCTATTACTTTCTTTTAACCATTTAATTTGCATATCTTGTAGTTCTAGGTTGAGCGTCATAAACTATGCTTCCGAGTAAGTCAGCAGCTAAGTTCATGCCAAATTGTTTATCGTCATTATCTATTTCGTTTACCTTGACTAATACATACTACAACATAGTATATATGCCTTCTAATAACTCTCTATCAGTTAATAACTTCACATCCATATTAATCCCTCATGTTAGTTGCCCATTGTTCTGGTATACTACTACTATTAGTGATAAGACTCTTACTCATGTAAGCAAACACGTTTTGTTTATTCGTATTAGTAAGATTATTTAGCCATGTCCAGAATTCTGGCACAGAACCTGTTGTGGAAGTATCTCCATAGAATAAACCTGTTACATTCGTAAGATTCTTGTGTTTAGATTGAGTAAACAGATTTGATCCTATCTTCTTAGGTCCTTGTCCCATCCATCCTCCAGTAGAACTGGTACTAGCTAATGCGTATGATATATTCTGTAATATATAATTATACTAGAATGTAGTATCACTTAACTGTTGAACATCATCAGCAGAGCCTTGGAATGTAGCATCATAGAATAAATAAGATATATCTGTAAGAGCTAAGTTCTTACTAAGTAAAGTAGAAGGTATAACTACTTTTGCAGGTATATATATTCCACGGAATAGTCCTGAAACGCTTTTTAATGCAGTATTGTTAGATAACATATCAGAAGGGAACATCTGTCCATTATTACTATCGTCATTCCAAGTATATGGATTAATGCAATAACAATACGCAAACACATTAGTTAAACTGGATATGTTAGTGAGAGTTTTGAATATTCTATTTGGTATTCTACCATATATACCATAATTATATCTTTGTACTCCATAATCAGTTTTTCTACCACTGCCTGTAAGAACATCTGATATATTAATATTAGTATTATTGACGCAATACTTAAATAAATCTGACGGAACTATGTAATTCATACTATCTAATCTATTCTATCCAGCAGGACTAAGAGGATATCGCATATCGTCTTCATTGAAGAATTCTGATGGTATATTAGGATCAATATCTGTTATAACACCAGATTGTATGTTCTGATACAAAGTGCTATTCTATATCAAATCCCCTAGACCATATACTCCATCATAGTAATCAATATTCCATATTTTCTTGTAAGGACTATAGTTTGGATTCTTTATTACTCTATGTATATCCTTATTGGGATTATCAATATATTCTGGAGTAGAACCAGGATTATTAGGATCATACACAGGATTAGGTATTTGATCTCTCGGATCATACGCAGTATTTACTATGAATTCTGAGACATTGTAATTTTCATTAGTTATTATCAAATCTCCTGCATCTTCAACAGTATTTAATTCTACTTGCTTTCTGATGTATCCTTCCGCATTAGGGCTAGAGAAATTTGCCAATACATACCGCATATCAGTTATACTACTTCTAACAGCTTTTATTGATTCACTGTAATCAATAGTTTGTGGAAGTACTGCATCAGGATCATGTTCTCCTTCTTCAGTTATACCAAAGTTTTCAGTTATTCCTAGTCTAAGTGCATCTGCATGACTCCAACCAGTGGAAGATCTTACTACATCTCTTTCCATATAAAACAAACCATATGGAACTCCTCCTTCTTTTGTATAACTGTTTGAATCTTCATAGAATGCATATGCAACATTTGTAAGTTTACAATTAGTAAATCCTTTACCTGTTAACTTATACTTTACTGATTGATTTCTAAAACAACCTGTTATCTGTACTAGATTTGAACAGTCCTAGAAAATATTTCCTGGTAGTTCATATACTACACCACTGGAATTAGGAATAGTTATGTTAGCAAAGAAACATGGGCACGCAATTAGATTAACAACTCCTTTAAACACATCATAAGGATATGTTTCATCAGACTCTCTAACAAATACTCTGTTTATACCAGCACCATGAAAACATGTAGCAGCCTAATCTGGGATCTGATTAGTATCTTCTGTATTACCTATGTATTGTAAAGTAAGTTTAATCTATCTAAACATACTATTGTGTATAGGGAAATATACCTTGTCTCCATCATTAGAAGTTATATAGAAACATCCTAATAATTTAGTTATTTGCCTAGAGAATAAATTACTACTATCAAATGCTGAATTACCACCAAATAGATTAATCAATGAACCTTTAGCTTTGATATTTCTGAAACTCCAACTAACTACTCTTAGTTTGTTATTATAAGCAAACAACGGACTATATGTTACACTATCGTCGGTACTTTCTGTGTCGAAATTAAACCAACAACCATTAAACATATTAGATATAGTATCTAGATTGGGAAGATCCCTTAATAATTTAGATGCTCTAGCATATGCTCTTCGTCCCTCTGCTACTTCTGTTGAAGTTAAAGTTTCATCACAGTTATCTACAAATACTACATTACTATCACCGTAATTGAACATACTAGACAGATGCGCTAATTGTAAATATTGATTATTGCCTATCTATGCAAAGAATAAATCATCTATATAGAAATTGCCAGCAGTAGTTTCGAACATACTATTGCAAGATACTAACTTCTTCAAAGGACTTAATAAACCATTGTATTCAATGATTGTATCTCCAGTGTGAGTAGGACTATACATAGGACCTGTTAGCCTAGTAGCATAGAAGGCAGTCTAAGCATTAGTAACATTACCACAATATTTAAAGGTGTCTCTACTTAGAGGATTACTAAAATCTGTAATTACATTTGAACAAGAATGAAATATAGAAACAATATTTTCAACATCGTCACACATGTTCAATATATAATATACATCATATAAGTTTACTTTAGTTCCTACAAAGCAGTTACTTAAATTAGTAGTACCTATAGATATATTAGTCTCTAATCCTTGATTGTTATCCCACTATTCCTAACCTTCTGTAGTATCTGTATCTGGACCATACCATTGCCCTCTAGTTGGTTTAATAGTCACGTCTTCTAGTACATCGTGTATAAAGAAGTTAGGACAAGTACTGAATACACTTCCTGAGGTTAGTTTTATGTGTCCGAATACTCTGGTTAAACTAGAACAGTTATTAAAAGTAGAACTATTAACTGCGAAAGGATTTGTCTTACTATTCTTGAATTTTACATACTTAGAACTATTATAGTACATATACAGATTAGTAAAAGTAAATGGACTAAGATCTAGTATTCTTTCGCCTGTAGATGTAGTAGCTACAGGATCATTTCCAAATTGGAATGCATTAATGTTACTTGAAGCAATATTTAATACCTTCAATTTATTGAATCCTGGTGCAAATTCAATTACATCAGTAGTATTTGTATTATCTAGATTCAGTTCTTCAAGATTAGGAGCTCCTACTAAACTAATACTTAAGTTAGCATTATTGCAATTAGATAGTGTTACAGATTTAAGTGCATTGGCATTTGATACATTAAATGTGGCTAACTTATTACAGTTAGGTGCATAAATTCTTTCAAGCTTAGCACAACCAATAATATTGATACTAGTTAAATCACTCAAATTACGTAAGTCTAATTCCGTTATCTAGTTACAATTACTTACTTCTACGGATTGTAGTTTATTACACCCTGTAAAATCAATTTTACTAATAAAAGGTTGGTCAGCTAGAGTTACCCTTTCTATAGCAGAATTTGTTAAAGTAAGAGTAGATAATGCGGCATTAGGCAGTGCCAATGAAGTTACACATCCATTTGATATATCTATTGTCTTTAGTTTGTTATAGTTCTATACGTCTACTGGAAATGAGTTAACACCACTGTTTCCTGACCAAAAACTAGTGTTAGACAAATTAATATGTCTAATATCTGAAACACTCTTGCCATCCTATCTCTTAACGAATATAGTAGCAAAGTCTATAGGATTAGATGATAAGGTACTAGTATTCTATACATCTATTTCAGACATACTAGGTAGCGACATTGATGTCATGAAACCTTGGAATCTAATCTCGTCCAGTCCTTTCATATTACTTATCTCAGACATATTGTTTACTGTAATCTGAGTATTAAATGAAGATAAAGATGGTAGATATATATCTGTATCCACATTCTCTTCTATGTAATATCTAGTTTCACTACCTGCTGCATTACCTATATTCACAGTAAGTATAGCAGGACTGTTCATCTTAACGGTTAGCTTAGAGTTGTTAGTCTAAGCACCACCACACTTGAATGAACCTTTTTCATTATACGGATAGATGACATTATTGTTAGCAAACAAGAATACACCATCCATAAACGTTAGACGCTTCTTCAACCAGTCTCTAACAAAGTCATTACGAGTACCACGCAAGAACTCTACGTTCGCGTATGAAGCCGGACTATCATCATCTTTCTGATACTTAGTCAGGTACTTAACACGATAGTCATAATTGTATAGAAGCTCCCCACAGTTTTTAGTTTGAGAACTGAAGTAATTCTCTACGAACATAGAAGAACTCGTTAGGAGCGAGCTATTCGTTCTCCAGAGATCCCATAGACCATTATAATCACTACCAGAATATACACCAGTACTTATGAATCTACTATCTCTAAGTACATCCCATAATCTACTAGAGTATTCATCATATCCGTTGTTAGGATCATTCTGTTTAATGATTAACGAGTTAACACCTGTAGTAGTATCTGCATTACTGAATCCATCAATGTAAGCTGTTTTAGCTACATTCTCCTCACCAGTATTACTTATACCATTAGCTGTATCCATATCATAGAAACAAGGATACCATTTATTCATGTTAGGATCTGTAGTAGATCCACCTACATTCCATGAACGTAATACCATGTTCTTACCTAATGAGTCTACTAGACCAAACACTACGCATATCATAAAGTATGAGTACGCGTTACGTATGCTTAATCTTAAAGTAAGATCATCGGCTAATGCTGACCATGATTGCTGTGCGGGGTATGTAGCTCCAGTCTTTTCATAGCCTTTGTTGATAGTGTTCCATCTATACTTGTCTATCTCTTCACCAGTCATACCAGCTAGAGTAGTAAACAGTAACTGTAGTCTCTACCATATATTGTTATCGGTTACAGCTGTAGCATCCTAAGTAGCACCATTAAACTTGAACTCTCCTACATGTTGGATGACAGTTAAATCATCTTGCATGAACAATGCAGTAGGTTGTATACCTTCAGATGTCTCGATGATATTCGCGTTATCACCAAACTCATATGAGTATATCTATTGTTGATTAATACTACCAAAGTTCTCATTTACCTTATATGCTTCATACTTAGTTATGAATGCTGGAAGTGGTTGATCAACGTACTCACCTGTTACATTCTTAATCTTAGTAGTAAAGTTCTTTAAGAACTTCATACCCATATTATAGTATGCTGCACGACCTAAATTGAATGAGTAGATACCCAACATCTCTTGAGTACTAGTACCGTCAAACTGAATAAGTAAGATTACAGGGAAACCTTCTAGTGTATGCTTAATAGTTACATCAGTATGAGTCTAACTTGGAGTAATAGAGTCTACAGGACGTCTAGCTTCAAGTTCCTACATAGGTGGTGTCTTATCAAACAGTACATCTGCATTATCATTGATCCACTTACCTATGGAAGCATTATTAGCATGAGCACTGTCTACTACGTCAGCCTTCAAAGTAAACTGATTCTCTGGCATCCATGTAGACTTAGGTTGGAATAACTCTGGTCCAATAGTCTTACCTTCATCGTCAGTAATTACTTTGTTAAATGCTATCTCTAAGTTCTTACTTCTATAACCAGTAGATGATGTACCCTGTATCTGTATAGACATTTCTGTAGTAGATACAGCTGAACCACTTGATGAATCTGGATCGAAATAACTGAATGTACAACCATTGTACATAGTAGTATTAGGACCAATAGCTTCATATACTGCTTTAGTAAAACCAGAATTAGAACAGTTTATATATACTACAGGCAATGGTGGTTTTCTATTAACATCACCAATCAAACTATTAAAGTTTAACTTCGCGTATGTACCAGTTGAATCATCCCATAGAGTTGATGAACTACTATTCTCTGTAATACTAAAGAAGTTCTTCAGTTTAAGGTTGTTATACTCTACGAAGTCTACTGAACCTGTACTAGTTAATGTAGATCTAACTCTTGCATTAAGAGCATTGATAACTATCTGTTTATCGTTCAATGGACTTCTAAACAGATTCATTTCATAGAACTCTACATCACTGAAGTTAGAAGGTCTATCATTCTTATAAGTACATGCTAAGTATATCTTACTTGAGGTATTCCATGTAAAGTTATCCTTGATCTCTCTAGCTACATTCAATACACCGTTAACAAAGATCTTTACTTCTTTATTACTTTGGTCTACTACGAAGTCTAGAGTATTAACAGTATTCTGTTGTATCTTACAGGATATACTTTCCTTAATAGCTCCATCAGTATACTTCCATACAACGTCTTCTAGACTTACTATAATACCTTCTTGGAACTCTCCATCAGATGAATAGTCACCGATATAGAATACAGTTCTATCATTGTAAGGATGTAGGTCTGATTTAAATGTAGTAGATAATGTAAACCCTAATCTGGACCAGTTATCATTAGTAGAAGTAGCTGCTGCGAATGGCTATAGATCAACTACAGCATATGCTTCACCAGACAGTCTCAACTTACTCTAACCATTCTCATTAAGGAAACCAGATAGTATACCATTAGTATCATATACATTTAAGTTAGTAGTAACTGATTGTTCTTCTTGCTAACCGGGCATGATGAAATTAGGTACTACGCTGGGCCAAACCTTAGCAGCAGTCTCCTATGGGAATGTAGCTTGTTTAATATTCCACTGAGCATACATTGTACTGTTAGGATTCTGTGTAGGTATAAGACTCTAGTCAGCAGCAATAACATTACATCTAAGAACAGTATCAGTAATAGGACTACCTTTTTCAGACCAACATCTTAAAGTAATAATATAGTCTCCTAGATAATTTTCTTCTTGTGGTATAGACCAACTGAATACTTGAGCTTTACCTCTCAACACATAGTTGTTAGAGTTAAAGTTAGTTTCATCTGCATCAAACGTACCTATATCTGTAATAAGTGTTCCTCTCTATATTCTTAGAGCATAATATATAATAGATACACCAGCTAAGTAAGGAGTAAAAGAGAATGATATATTACCAGACTGTGCGAATTCAGTAGGTTCAATTCCTGCTTCTATATCAGCCTAAGTAGTAATACCATCTATCAATACTACTAGAGTTTCACCATCCTCTACCACTACTTTATTAGTAACAGTATCAGATTGAATTATCTATGTATCTACAGAAGTAGTAGCTTGTGCAGATATAGTATAAGAACTACCAGCTGTAGGCGTAGCTCCATCAAATAAGTCAAAGAAGTTTACATCTAACAGTTTGGGTTCTACTGAAGTAAACTTTCCTACAGAATAACTCTTAGATATGCCATTAGTAGTATTAGTAACTATTAGAGATGTTTCAGATCCTAATACCTTATTAGTTATCCTATAAGTGATATTATAAGGCAAACCAATAGTAGCAGTTACTGAAGTAACCGAAGATGTCAAACTAATAGATGATTCTACTACAGTAAGTAGATAAGGACTTACTGATAAACCTTCAGCATTCTCAGCAGTAACAATAACACTGTGACTAGCTGAGTCAGAGAACTCTGCAATATTAGGTATCTCTAATGTTCCTTGTACAGATGAATAACCTACCTAGTTAGATATGATAGTATTACCATCAAGTGATACTGATATATTGTACTTCTCATTAGGTTTCGTAGATGAAATCAAATAGTTAAGTACAATCCTAGTTTCAGTAGAGTATAAGTAATGTACTCCTTCACTAGTAGTAATATTACCATTAGTGAGGCGGATGGAAGCAGTGGAACCTCCACCGCCTCCTCCTCCACCTATAGTACCATTGATTACTACCCAGCTTAGGTTTCTCTTCGTCTCTTCAACCTTATCGTCCATATCAACTAATACCTAGTTGACAGACTTATAAGTCTCTCCTTCACTCAGAAAGTGAGGATCAGTAACCATAATACCAGAAGCGTTTCCAGAAGAGATTATGTCCCAAGTACCGGTAGATTCGTTATACTTTTTTAAATTCATTTTGTTATAACTATTATATCATTACCATTGTTAATTTCTCCATTACCACCTATAGCTGTAGGAGGATTGCTACTACTAGGTATATTCACATTGTACTTACCTGCTTCTGTAAACAGATAGTTAATCTTCTTAGTAGTACATTGAATATTATTAGCAGATATCTTATAGATAGTATAGAAAGGATATCTCTGTCCAGCATTTACTTTAGCTGTAATATCTGTCTGACTAGTCTATGTAATAGTAGCTGGGAAGAAGTAATGATCCCATGGAGTATATGGTGATGGTAACTCTTTATTAGATGTGTGTTTATAACCTGTAGCCTGATTAGTAATGTATACAGGAGCATCAATCTTATCTACTAACTCAAATGTACATAGATGTTTCTGTGTCTTATACGCATCATTACCAATCCAAGTTGATGGGAATAACTGTCCTGACAATTGGCTATCAGAAGTATCTTCAGCTAATGTAGTAGTACCAAATGATTCCTGTAACATCTCTTCTGTTACTTGGATAATAGGTTTCATAGTACTATTAGGATTCTCCTTCAATGGGAAAGTGGCTGCATAAGTATGCTTATGACCACCGATAGCTAATCTAATATTATTGTTCTGGCAGAACTTACTAAACCAATACTTATCTTCAGCTAAAGTATTATAGTTCAAGTGACTACCAGATCTCTCAATCTTAGGATTCTCTACATTATCCCAATAGAAGTTACTAATTACATTCTGAGTGATTATAGTAAATGGTAACTCGTGAGTGAATGCTATCTTCCAATTTTTATCAGAATTCTTATCAATATCATTCTGACACCATGTCTTCATCTTAGAATATACTAGACCATTAGTACTCAAGCCATATACATTCTTTTCAGTACCATCTGTAATCTCAGAGTTAATAGCCATGAAGTGAGTATTACCATAATTGAATGAGTAAAGAGAATCTATAAATACTTCTTTATCCTCTATAGTAAAGATAGGTGGATTCTCTTCATCTATTTCAAAAGTATAGAAGAATGACAAGTTCTTAGGATTAATCTTAGAACTATCACCACCATTACCTAACTGATAGATATTAGCAGGACACAAGTCATTGTTACCAATAACAGGCATCTCTTCGAAATCTCTCATAGCCTGTCTACCAGTATAGTAATCAATCCATTCATTAACACGGTTACCATTCTGCGTCATATCACCAGTGTTAACTGTGAATTCCATCTCTGGTACATTCTCTGCTATGTATTCAGCTGATGATTTCCATATCTGATATTCATCCCATCTGAATCCTTGTTGGTCAGATACTTGAACAAAGGTGAATTCATCTGATCCTTCACGTACAGTAAAATGTAATACTTCACTTTCGTAATTCTCATCTCTAACTACCTTGTAATCGTATACTCCAGCACTTAGATTTTTGATTATTACTTTATGAGTAGTGAATGCTGTACCATCGGTAAACTCAGATCTAATTCTATTATAATACTTTCTAATACCAGATTCATTTTTGAATGATTCTACTTTGTTCCATTCTGATTCTCCTTGCTTCTTATACCATAAGAATTCGTCATGATACTCAGTAGATATCCAGTTAAAGCATCTAGTAGCATTAGGAGCAGTTGCCTGAATACCAAAAGTACATGTAATATAGTTCGGTTTAGTAGTATCTAGTTTGGTTTTATTATAGAATATATTTTTATGCTCATAAGTAGCCTTAGGAGTATAAGATTCTATCATAGGAATAATATCTTTAGTCAAATCTACGAAATACCAATCATTAGCATTATTTCTCTTATCCAACGATTTAGTAGCTTGACTTACTGGGTCCATACTATAATACTTAGTAAATAATCTGTTGGAATTAAGATAAGCATATGGATTATTTTCTTTAGCATCAATAGTATCTGCATCACCGGCATTTTCTTTATTTAATCCCACTAAATCTATATATCCTTTACTTACTTTATAACTTCCTCCAACATTACTATATGGAGATGCTACACTAGAAGGAGTATCACCCCAAGTAAGATAAAACTTTGCTTTAGTATTATCAAACTTAATTAACTGTCCGTCTTTAGCATACCATTCCATATCATAACTGTTTACTTTGATACGAGTAGTATTTGCATCCATTACTGAGCATTGCGCTCCTCTAATAAGAAATGTTTCTCCTTTTTTAATTAGCCCTTCAAGGGGAAGAACTTCCCAATTAGTACCACCACTAGAGTACTATAACGATAGTCCATTTAGATTAATATCCGCATCAGTTAGATTGGATAATTCTACAAAATTATGTGAACAGTAATTATAACTATGTTCATCTGCAGTTAGTCCTCCACAGTATAAACTATTGATATATAATTTCTGTAAATACAAAGAAGTTACATACACCCAACCTGTAGAAGGATCAGTCTGTCCCCCTGTTGGTTCTGCTTGTGGTGTATCAAGTTCTTTCATGTATATAATAAGCTTACCGTCATTACTTACTTTAACACGGTAAGTTTGTCCACTAGGTGCTACAAATCCAATGTAGTCTAGTTTATCTAAATCGTCTTTAGTCATGCCTTCTTCTCCTGGGTCTGGGTCTTCACCTCCACCACCACCAGATTTATTAATCCAGACTAGACTTCCTTCACTCTTGATATAAAGTCTTTGGGTATCGGTACACCACAATAGTTCATTATTTAAAAATTTATCTTGGTTCTCTAATAGATCCGTATACTTACCAGCCTTAATACATAAGTGTTTAAGGTTAGGTATCATCTCCTCTGAGTATGCTGGATACTCTGGATCTCTAGCTGTATTAGTTCCTATATACTTTAGATTAGATTCCTAATACTCTACAGGCTATTCTGGAGTTACTTTAGTAATCTCGTCAGCTGCATTATTAGTAAAGTCACCAGAACTTAACTAGTTATTGAATGCATATTCATACTTCTTTATAGTCTTTTGAATAGCATTAACAGCTTGTATAAGACTCTGTAAATCTTCATTTACATACTCTGGTATAGATTTCTCTGAATCATCTGCCCATATGTCATTAGTATCTAAAGGTGGAGTATCTGATATAACAATGTTAGTACCTCCATCACCACTCCCGCCTTGCACTACTGACCAACCTCTACTATTATTTCTATTTTCCCAGCTGATTAATTGGTAATAAGCCTATGAACTCTGTACGAACCACCTCTAACCTATAGCATCATTATTAGTGTTATCTTTACTTTCGCTAAGTATAGAATCAGAAATAGTATACAGATCACTAGTAGTAAAAACCTATTTATGCCCAGAAACCTATGTTGCATTAACTGCTCCATAGGCTTTAGGGTTATTACTACCAATCTTCGACGGGAATGTGATTATACTCTCTGTCATTTAAAATTTAGTTTAGCATTAGTAAACGCTCCTGGATTAGCAGAAGTATATACTCTCATTGTTAATTTAAGTCCTGTATCAGTTGTGAATGATTCTTCACTATAGTTAAATGCTTGTGTAACATTATAAGCATCATTCTAAGTAATAGTAGTTAGCTTAGGGAAATTACTAGGATATTTATATACAAAATATTCACTGCCACTAGTAGTTATGTTAGATATAGTTATGTTGTTAGAAGAAACTAATTGTTTATTCATATCACCTTCTACTCCATAATAAGCAGGATATAGGAATGTAATTTTACTATTTACTGTTTCTTCGTCATCTCCAGTAGCTGGTACTAACTGTCCATCTACTACTTCATAACCAGTCTTAGGAGCTTTAAGGGTTACATAGTAATTAGCATTAGATAATGTTTCCATCTCTACTGTAGGAGATTGTATTCCATCTTCTGTTAATTCACTAAATACATTACTTTCCATAGTTTCAGGATCTTTATAATTTTTCTTTGATTGCCACATATAGTTACCGCTCCATTTATAGGTATCCCCTATTTCAGTATTAATGTTTAATGAATTACTAGTATTACCAGTTCTTTTATTAGTCCACAGTACTGTCATAATTGGTTTAACTAGAGGAGTGTTTGTTTCCATTTCTCCTCCACCTCCGCCTGTAACTTCACTCCATTTAGCATTCTGTCTAGCATACTACTTACCATCAATCGGAGCTTCTTCTATACCTCCTCCTAATTGGAATAGGTTGTATATTACTCTACCGTGTAAACATTCAGGTTCTGTATAAGGAGTGAACAGATTACATATAGTAGTAAATCCTAGTGGAATGTCTGTCCCTATCTGTCTTTCGCAATGACAGATCATAGCTTTCAGCATCTACCGATCTTGAACAAAATCTACTTTACTAAGTAAATAGGCTAGTTCATTTACACAGATAGATGCTAAAACATCTCTGTAATTTATTTTAACAGAGTATCTCAATTTATTATCTACTTTTGTAACCATTATCCAAATTTTATAAATCTAGCTGTGAATCCGGAATCATACTCTATATTAAGGCTTGATGCGGCCTAGCCAGTCATAGGGCAAACTTGTATTAATTCGTCTACAGGCAAGGCCTTAGATTTGCCATCGAAGTCAATGTATGTAGTTGGTACTTTGATTTTAATTAACTTAACAGCATTAAATTTTTTTTCTAGTGCTACTCCATAATAAAATTGACCATTGTATACGAAACCTCTAGGCAATCCTGTAATTAATCCAGTAATAAGAACTATTTTTACTGTATCATCTTCTATACCTGTTACGTTCACAAACGTATATTCTGACCAATTTGTGCGACCAACATTAGCTAACCATCCTTCTGCAACACTAACATGCCCATATACTCCTTTACCTACAGTTTCGTTTGGATCCAAGTTAAGGGTAATAATACTTGAATTATTACCAATAAATCCAAATCCCGAATGATCTCCTTCTACCAAACTTGTTGTTATTTCAAAGGATCCTTTAATAGTAGCATTGGTTGCTACCATTTTACCAGTTTCACCATTTATATAGAAATTAGGTGAAAAAGATCCGCTATCAGGACTTGATGGATTAAAATTCTCATATGCGTTAGTACTAGATCCAGAAGAATCCACACCTTGTTGACTAAACATGTAATTTCCATTAAACACGAATTTACCTAATGTACCATTATTTGCAATCAGTAATTTCGTATATATAGCTTCAAATTTTTCCATAGGTATCCAAGTAGCATTGTCTCCAAATTCTTCATAGTTATCCTAAGGAGTTTTATTTTCATTTGCAGTACCTAACCAGCTAGTAGTCTTATTCATTACCCAGTAACCTTCTCCATGTAATACATACGGAGCTTTAGTATCTGTAGCTGTATAAGTTACAGTAGCATCATATATACCAGCTGGGTATACTATTCTACCATCTCTACCGTCTTTACCATTAGTACCGTCAGATCCGTCAATACCATCCTTTCCTCTGAATAAACTCCATGTGTATACCATAGGATCCGTACTTTCAGTAGCTGTATTATTATTCACTGATATACCTATATACTTAGTATTATCATTAGGTATATCGTATATAGTGCTACTAGATGAAGTAGGTAAAGTATCAGCGTACTTGATCCATGTGTATAATGTTTCACCATCGTCACCCTTTGGACCAGCTACGCCTTCTTCACCTTTTATCTTAGACCAAGTATAATCATCAGGATCATTAGACTCTATAGCTGTATCTTTATTGTACGCTAAACCGATATAGTCCTTACCATCTGGGAAGTTACTTATACCACCACCACTAGCAGTATCAGCATATCTAATCCAAGTATAGTAAGTTCTACCGTCTTCACCTGGATCACCTTTAACTCCTTGTGGTCCTTGTTTACCAGTATCACCCGTATCGCCTTTGTCTCCTTTATTCTTCTACCATTTATATACTAATGGATCTTGAGGGTCAGCTACATTATGGTCTGCACAAGTACCTATGTAAGCTTTGTTGACAGAACCAGATACTGTAAATCCTATTACTTCTGTTACTTCTCCAGATTCATTAGTAACTACACCATCTGCGAATGCTATGTGTACGTAAGCTGAATCTCCAGCAGGACCTTTAATACCACCTACGTTGTTCCATGTCAATCCATCCCATACGTATAGATCTCCATTTACTACATATGCATCACCTATATTAGCTGATTCAGGAAGTTCTTCTACTGAAGATACACTACCTTTAATGTTGATAGAAGTACCATCAGCACCATCTTTACCGGGTTCTCCTTTCTCTCCCCATTTAGCCCATAAAGCAGGAGTACTAAATTCACCCCATGTATTGTTCTAGTACTTTCTCTGACACACCCATTCATACATGTTATCTGCATTTACTCCACTAGGATTATCAGTCCAACCTTCTGGTACGAAGTCATCTTCTTGTGATACATCTGTAGGTCTATCAGGTGCTTGGTTAGTAATAGTTCTTTTATAGATATACTCTACACCGTCACCGTCTCTACCATCTGATCCCCATTTAGCCCATATTGTTGGAATACTCCAATCTGACCAGATATCATCTGTCTTAGTTCTAACACACATCCATTCGTATTGCATAGTAGAACTAATACCTGATGGATGATCTGTCCAACCAGCTGGTACATCTCCATCTACATTAGGACTAGTAGGTTTATCAGCTTCATTAGGTTGCCTGTTAGAAGTACAATATATGAACTCTATAGATTTACCATCTTTACCATTCTCCCCATCTTCTCCAGTTAGTCTTACTGGGGGAGCCCATACACCATTGATTGAACCTGTTGGTAGGAATTGTGCCCATGACATCCATATAGTACCTACTAGATTAGAGTCTGTAGTATACCAACCGGTAGGTGGTGTAAATACATTGTTATCTGGATCCCAGCTACCTCCTGTAGGAGTAGTAGGAGTTATTTCACTAGATGTAAATATAAATGCAGTAAAGTTAGCTGATATACTTTGTCCATCGTCTCCTTTATCACCTTTATCTCCCTTGTCACCTTTTTCGCCTTTCCACTCACGCCATTTACCTAGAGTCTCATCTGCTGAGTTACTAGAGTTAAATTTGTAGTGTTTGTTAGTTGCAACACAATAAGATATATGTCCTTCATCTATATCACTATCTGGACAAGATCTCATCTCTTGCAGCGTAGCAAATGAATCTCTTGCGAAATTAGGCAATTTACTTCTGTGATCAAAATTATCTATAATCTGTATCATATATCTTTAATTAAATGTTATCTTGTAGTTAGTTACAGTAGATGGAGTCTTAAGTACATATACATAGTACATCTCATTGTTAACGGCTACTTCAGTATGTTCATAGGAATCATTAAGATTCTGATTGTTATAATCCCTAATATTAGTTAATATACCAAATGATTTAGGGTATGCATAACAGTTCTTCTGAGCATTCTGAGTAAATGCAGGAGTAGTATAAGTCTTAGTATCTTTAATGATATCACCACTAGACAGATTCTTAATAGCATCTTCTGTAGGTGTAAAGTTACTTATTACTACACCAAAGTATGAAGGATTAACAAATACTGCCTTTGCAGTACCGGTATATTCTACTCCAGCTTTAGTAACTACTACAGTATAAGTAGTATCTGTAGATACATCTAAGTACGTCTTACTAGTCTGATTAGTAGCAATAGACTCACCATTGATCTTAATATCATCAGGAGTATCTTCAGTAGATCCTTGAGTAAATGTCCACCTAACTGTTACTGAAGTAGTAGTACCTTCTTTGTATACGCCACCTCCTGTTACAGTTAACTTATATGGGAACATAGCTTGTTCTAGTCTATCTACTCTAGCTTCTAACTCTGATAGATCTCCACTGCCAGAACCGGATTCTAACCATGTACCGTCAAAGGTAGCATCACCTTTACGCGTAACAGTACCATATGCAATAGTATCTGTACCAGTTAATGTACCTCCATTAATAGTACCACCTTTGAAATATATTGCACAATCTTCTGGCATAATTATAGTTTCACCTCCCAAGTAGAAGTCATACTCAACTACATACAATGTGTGAGCTTCGAAATCATCTTGAGTAAGTATATTGTTCTTTCTCTTGCGTAGTATCTTATAACCCATACCACTATTCTCTAGTGGTGCATACTCCTTATCAGCAAACTTAATACGTAGATTTTCATCAACCATTAAGTCTTCATTATCCGCTGTAATTATACTTAAAGGTTGCCAGTACGATCTATTATCAATACTAACGTTAGCAGGTACATCCTTAATAGATATAAAGGATCTGTATGCTGAGTCATATACTAAGCACAGTCTATCGTAGGATTTAGCACTATCGTGTAATCCATCTGTTGTTAAGGTTACTTTACCAAGTAATTTTGTGTACTCCATTATAGAACAGTTTAGTATCAGGTTTATTGAAGTCCGTCACATTATCGTCATGAAAGGTAATCTATTGATCTGTCATATCTACTTCTACAGTAGGGTAATCAACATAATCAGATATTAATACTAAATTACCTTTATAGTCTACAGTAACGAAAAAGAATTGATCTAGAGGACGGATACATTC